CTAATCTATGGTATAAACAATATAAAAATACCAGTTAGTAGAATCACTCGGAGTTGCTTTGAAATCTTCACCAGCATTACAAGTGAACACAGGGATTCCATCAGAACTCCTAAGTACTTGATGCATTGTCTTAACTGAACACACTGAAGTAAAAGAGTTTTCACCACTGAGAACTTCACAAGTCTTATTAGTAGTACCGACAAAAAAGTTTATCCGCCAAATTTTTATTCGCTTGCCTACAACGCCACTTATCAGAGCGGCATTATTTCCATCGGTAATAGACTTCACAACATGTTCGGGCTCTTTATGAGTAGGTCCTGTCAAATCTAATTTTGTTGTCAACGCCATTTTCTAATCTCCAATTAAGTTTCCAGCTTCATCTCTTGGCCAGACTTTATGAACTTTACTTTGTCCACTCCCTCTGCTCTGTATTTTTGAAGGTATTGGACTACCTTCTCTGGTAGTGTAACCTGCTTTCGAAGAACGAATATTCAACTCCTGTAAATAATCCTGTTGAGGCATTCCTTGAAGCTCGGGATTAATTATGTCCATTGTTCTTGGGTCTTGTTTCATCTTATAATTTCTGGGAGTTGTTTTAGGCACAACTCCCTAAAGCCTTTTACCTGGACCGTTACTTATCTTTGACTTTTTCTTTCTTCGGAGGTTTCATGCCATCTGCTTCAAGCTTTCGAGCAATGTAAGCCTCCCTTGTGTCTTTAACTTCCTTTGACATAAGAAATTTCACCTTTCTTATAAAAGTTTTGGCTTCTATTATTAGTTGCTGTTACTTGTTAATCTGCAACATAATGAACGGAGCACCTTGTGTCGTTCCTGCTTGTCCTCGAGATATTACAAATCCGATGTGCTGCTGATATTCAGTTCGAGCATCATCGTATTCATGAGTACCAATGGTACCATTCCAAACAACAACTTGATTGTTATAATCGTTGTTTCCAACATTTTCAGTTTGGAAGCCATTGTTGGGACTCACATGGACCGGTCCCCAAGTTTGCTGCCAATGATAAGGCAAGAGTGCTGTCGCTTGACGTGAAGCAACTCCAACCATACTGGCGTCTCCTGGACAGTTGGCAGCAGCAGTGAGTTCAGCATACATATTTCCCATTGCTTCAACCTTCATGGTATTTGTAAGCAAGAACGGCAATGCTTCATCAAGAGTTATTGTACAAGCACCGCCTCCTCCGCCTGTAAGAACCGTGTTGCCTGTAATACCCAGGGTAAGAGCACCTAACAAAGTGTTGAGAAATACAATCTGTCCACCTTTCAAATAGTCAAGTGCCACGTTTCCACTACCATCGCCATCGGAACCACCGAAGGTAACTACACAGCTATTGGCACCTAAAGCACCAGACACAACAGCCGACCAGTTAAGTGCTTGTCTTCGATGGGCAGACCAAGCAAGATAATCCGAACCAACGTTTGCCATAGCAGAAGAGTAACGAAAGACTTTACCATCCCATGTGACACGTCTTGTTCCAATTATACAATTCTGAACTGCCACAGGGTTTGCATGAAGTGCTTGCATCGCAGACTGCCCTGACACCAGTCCACCGTAAATCATGTCGTTTTCAATGCCGTGTGCAAACGCCTCCTGAAAAATTCGACCGTGGGCTTGCAGAATATCACGGTCTAAATTATTTAAATTACGTCTCATTTTAATTTCTCCTAAATTTTCAATTAATACTTTGAGAGATGACTTCAGGCAACTCGGGTCAATTTACCTAATCCAACAATCTCTGTAGTATCATCCTCGAAGTCAATCTTAGCTGTTCTCTTCTTCTTGTTGATGGACTTGATAATTCCTTCGTACGGGTCATCCTCGAATACCGCTGAGACTTTATCACCGATTTTCAAAGGTGTTTCTTTCTCAGCAGGCTTCTCAGATTTCTCAGGTTCATCATCATAAGCTACCAATGCTTTAATTATTTCTGCATCATCTAACCCAGAAGTCTCTATTTCCCTGTCTTTTGCAATTGCCTGAAGTTCATCCGAATTCATATCCTCATATGATTCGTCTTCAGGTTCATCGACAGAATTCTTTTGCTTTCCCTCAGGTTGCTTCTCCTGAACACCAGGAGAAGGAGGTGATGCCAACTCTGAACCACGGTCAGTCATAGTCATGTGTTCAAACCCTGCCAATGCCTGAGCTTCCATTACATCATCAGTTTCAACAATTCCATCATTGACTACGCAAACCTGCTGACCACCAACCGACAGTTGCCTTGAAGCACCGTAATTGCGAACTACATACCTTTTCATTATCAATCCTTTCTTCTATCTTGAACCTTTTTAATTTATATAAAACACAACACTGAGTTGTGATTATGATGTAATAAGTTTCTCCAGCAAGACACAAGCATTGACATTCTCAATGGCACAGTCTGCTCTCAAGCTGTAGAACCAATAAGTGGCTTCATCAGCTGCCGACCTTTGTGATTCAATTTTGATATTCCGCTGAATACCAACAACCAGGTTACCCTTAGGAGTAAGCAGTGTGTCACCATAAGCTCCGCCTCCCAGAACACCCGCTGACGACATAGTAACTGGCATCAAAGGACAAGGAGTAATTGGCACCTGACCGAACACTAAAGGACCTTGACCAAGAATTGCTTTGTCACCAAGAATAGTTGCTCGTGCTGACAAAGCGTTGGTATAGTCTTGAGCTAATTGGTCAGACTGGAAAAATCTCAAATTAGCCATACCAACTTTTTTGTATTTCGAAGGAAGTCTTTTCAGCATGTTGCCGTATTTGAATTCCCAGTTATATGGTGTGGCAGTATTCTGCTCAGCGATTTTACCAGGCAATGCACAGTCGTGGGCATGACATCTCCAAGTAACTCCACCATCTACAACAGTACCGCCAAGAACAGTGGGCCAAGCCGTCGGCTCAGCAGCAGCTTGAGTACCAGCGACAACACAAATGTAAACAAAACCATTGGGAGTCGTTGGCTCTCGAATATCACCCTGTGTTCTTGCAGTGGCACCAACTACATAAGTAGTCTCAGCAATCGCTGTCATCATTGTAGCTCTACCAGTGACATTATTGTAATACCCACTTAGGTATCCTGACGCTGCTTGACTCTGTCGAATCCTGTACCGCCAGCCGTCAAACAAGCTGCGGGAGTCATCAGCACCAAAACCTGACAGGCTTCCTGTGTCACCAATCCAGAATATTTCCTCCAGTTCGTTGCCAATCTTACCTGTGACCATTCGTTGGACATGGTCTGCAAAGGCATCACCTTCAATGTTGTCTTCCAGGTCATCATCAAAAATAGCAACACAACCACGCATCTTCTTGGTAACTAATGGAACCTTCTGGGTTGTCAGCTGCTTGACATAATCTGAGGAGCTAAAGGTTCCCGCTGGTTTAAGGAATCGTGCATCTCCCAAACCTAACGCCCGAGCATTCTTTGTCTGCTTTTTCATCTTTATAACTCGAGCATTATTCTTGAGAACAGATTCATCGACAATATAGTCAATGAACCGGTCAGCCTCCTCAGCCTCAAGCACGATAGCCGGAAGACTTACCATTTTTGTGAGCCTCGCAATCTGCTCACTTTTTGTAAGCAAAGTTTTATTTGATTTCATTGTGTGTACTCCTTTTATTTACCAACAATTTTTCTAACTACATATACCCTGGCCGTTTCCTACTAATCTTCGTCCAGTACTTTCAACGAGGGCCAGAGTACCTCACCATCCTCACCCGCTCCCTTTTTCACATCACCATCGCCGTCACCATCTTGACCGTCTATGGTTCCCTTGGTGACACCAGCTTCCTCCATCTTCTTAACTCGTTCCGAAATAGCTTTCAAATCTTTGGCGAGCTTCCCAGCTTCGGAATCGTCGTCAGCAGGTTTCTCCGAAGGCTTACCCAGCTTAGTAATAGTTTTGCTCAGCTCAGCTATTTGCTTTTTAAGCCCAGCCATCTCTTCACTACCACTTGTCACCTTCTCTGTAGACTGTTTGCTTTCCATTATTCCTTCTAAAGCTTTTACGGCAGCAATAACAGCCTCCAGTTTCTTAAGAACATCCTTCGAGAACTTTGCACCTGCTTTCTCAAGCTGTCCCTTTTCTTTCACGTCGTAACCTCCACTGGCACATTTAGCGAGAACACCGACCGCGTCTACCAAGTCTTGGGGGAAGCTTTCCTTGTAATGCTTAGTAATAAGCACCAAGGCTTTCTGAACTTCTTCCTCGTCGACCTTTTTCTCGAAGTCAATCTCTTCTGTACCAAGGTACTCTTGTAGAACTTTCAACATTTCCTTAGTCATAGCAATTACTCCTTTGCTAAGATAGTAAGTCTCGATACGACTGAAACCATCTGTGGACGAAGTTTCTTTGGAATAAGAAGCATGGACTGTCGATTTTGGGTCATTCCCATAGAAGCTGAAATCAAAACTCTTCAGCTGTCCCAACTTATCCCCGTTAACTGCCACAGTAGTTCCACCTACCAAACCGTTACTTTCTATCTCAATTTTAATTTTCTTTTTTGCTTTTGCAAGTTGTGCCTGCTTAACACCTTCTTGTTTGAAGAATAAAAATGGTATTTTGTTTGCAGGCAAATCAACCATCGAAACTTCATGTATTCTTATGTCTTTCAAATTTCCACTTGGTTTTTGTTTTGCCATACGTTTTTCTCCTTTACTCAATCTTCGCATAGCCTCTATACCCTGTGAGCTTGCCAGCTTTTATATCTTTCCACACATCTTTGTCAAGCACTCTGGTAACAAGTACCCACGAACCTTTCTTGACCTTTCGTTTGCCAATCGAAAAATTGACGGGGGCTATATAGTTTTCCAGTATCTTTATCTTGACTTTCTTGCCCTTGTGCATAACCTTAAAATCCTGGCAGTGCTCCATAAAATCATATGCTGCTTTTTTAATCTCCGCAGCAGTAGCTTGGTCTCCTTGTGCATCTTTGGTATCGGGTTCATACACAATACCATAGACGATATGTTCGTCTCCTTTCACAACTGGAAGAATAATTTCAATAGGTTCATCAAACTGCTCACACTCTCCATCCTTCTTTATAATCAACTCTTCTAACTTCTTTACGGGACGCAGCCCTAATTCATACAAGGGCAAGCACGTTCCTTCAAAATCAGTTTGATATGTAAAAACAACTTCCTTATCCTGCTCCTTAAATACCTCAGTAAGAATCTCCTCCAATTTTAGATTGGGCTCATCTTCACTCAACTGTATTGTAATATTGACTTCATCTGCCTTTGCAAAATCTTTATCAATAAAAACAAAACACTTTTGCATAATAAGTTCTTCAAGCACAGCAACATCAAACCCATCCTTTTTTACTTGCATGGTCTGTCTGAAAGCTTCCCTATCAATGGCACAAGTACTGCACTCTAAACTCCGCTTAGAAGAAGATAGCTCGCTCAAGAGCATCCTATACTTAGAAATGAAACCCCCACGAGTGAAACAACCCACCATCTCTTTATTGTTAGACTTAAAATGATTGTCCCAGTACTTAGTAAATCTGTACTGCAATTGCTTCAACTCCAAATCAGGTACTTTGGAAAGACGTTTCTTAGTTATTTCTTCTATTCTCATACTCATATTATGATACTCCAATTCTATCAAGTACTCTACCAACGGTTCCAAGTGCCTCTTTTATCTGCTCTATTCTTTTGTAGCTTGTTTCAAAAACATATGAAACTTTCTTGGTTGGTATGAATCCAAGCCTCTCCCAAAACCCAACACTATCAAGAGTTGCTTCAAAATTTATTCCTACCTTAAAAGCAGAAGCAGCACCAACCACAGCTCTTACCAATTCTGCACCAGTGCCTTTCGGGGCATCTAAAGTACCTGTATGGTCTATGTAAACAAGCTCGTCCAATTCATCATAATGAAACGAAACAGCACCAACCATCACACCATCAATAACCGCCAAATAACGAGTAGAATCATATGTAAGTACTGCATTCTCCATTTCGCCAAAACTTCTCAAGGTCAATTGTTCAAAGTAAAATTCACGCAATTGCTGACTGATAGCCATAGCAACCTCACCATCTTTATTCTCATCGGTAAACCTCTTCAAGCTTATCAGCTCCTCCGGTGGTTCAACTGGTTCAATTTTAGCCAGCTTCTTTTTCACCAGCTTTGGATGAGGATTTTTTAATTGCTCAGAAATCACTTTGTTATCTACCACAGGCAGCATCGCACATCGACACCTTGGATGGACAGGGATTACTGCACCAGCCTCACCAACTGCATATCTCGTCTTATCTAATGCCTCACACTCTTCACAGTAATCAGCAGCTGATATACGAAACTCTGCTTCAGCAACACCCACCTCTTCAAGTCCTTGACAGTAACCTATGTTCTGTGCCCTTGCTGTCTCAGTTCGAGCGATGTTCTCTGCTCGTAAGCGATGAGCCTTGTTAGTTTGCCTTGTCACCTTTTTATCAACTTGTGTTACTGTAAGCTTAGGTTCCTTTGCCTCAAGCCTTTTACGATAATTAGAAATTGCCAGCGATTGCTTTTCAGTAAGCCCTATAACAGGACGAAGCTCCTTAGCAATCTTAGGCATTGACTTACCCGCCTTAACTCCTTCACGGATAAAAACTCTAATACCTTCCTTGGTATTAGCAGTAACCTCCCTAACAAGCTTTGCACAAAACTTCTCCGCTGCCTTGACTGCCCTAACATTCAAGACATCAAAACTGCCAACAATAGCCAGCTGCCTATATGCAACATTACCACCTGTCTGCATTATCTTTAATGAGGCAGGCTTCAGTGTCTTTGCACCTTTGCTTTCGATGAATTCCCAATCTGTTAATTCCGTAGTGATGTCCTTTTTGAATTTGCCTTTTAAGCTTCCTCGTATTCGCCCATTGGCAAACTCCATCCACACCTGCAAAGGAACACGAAGTATTCTCTCGTTCCTATCCAACAGGTTATCAAGAACAGTCTGAGTTTTCATTATTTACCTACAACCAACAATGACTGGCGGTCTATTCACTTTCACCAATACCACAATAGTCCTTATACTGTTAGGGTCAGAAGCACCCCAAGAATCCATAACCTTTACATTTATATAATTCAAACCTACATTAGTAATATCAGGAGTCCATGTCCATTTGTGAGTGTGAACCACTGCATTAGGAAATCGTGGGTCAGACGTATCAAGTACAGTTACTCCGATAGGGTCAATCGTTATCAGTGAAGTCGCAAAAGTAATACTCTCACCATCCTCTTCACCGACATCCAGTTCACCATTATGCGTAACCCCCACAGGTATTATCACTGCTAACATCGCAGAACTGGGACATAAGGCAGGGTCAAAGACAAACGGCTCGCCCGGATTAATTTCTGGTGCTGGTGTGAACATTAACAAACTTAAAAGCAACCTTGTTAATAACTTACTCATTTTGAATCTCCTACACAATCATTCCTTGCTTAATTAATTCATCAAAATTGTGTTCCTCAATTCTATTGACAGCAGTATCATGCACAAAACAATCCATTAGAGATTGTTGAAGCTGTACTGTTCTCTCAACCTTTCCAGTAATCAGTTGACACTTATGCTCTCTAAGCTTCTTGTCTAACTCCGACTGACAAGCTACTTCAAACTCCATACCACACTCATTACATTTATGTATCTGAAATTCCATCTAAAATTTCCTCTTGCTCTTTTGCAAACGCATCTTCAGGATTAGGTTCACCAGCTGGTACGAGACTTGACATCATATAATACTTGTCTCCATTTACATAAGGCTTACCTCCCAATTCATTTATTGCATCATTGGGAGTTTTCATTCCTCGCTCTATCATATAACCAAGCCTCTTCACTAAAAGGTCAAGGTCGCGTGTATCTATGTCGTTAAACTTGAACTCATATATCTCAGACTGCAAAAGCTTATTGTTTATCAAATCCTCCATATCCAACTGCAAAGGTTCAACTACACTTAGTACATAAACTTTGGTGGCTTCTTCCGCAACATTACCACCAAGTTTCCCCACTACTCTTATTCCAATTCTCTCAGGTGGCATAGAATACGCAACTAAGATATCTTCCTGCCTTGCTTTCTCATATAACTTGAAGCTGCCCTCCTTTACGTCAACACCAAGCTTAGTATAACTAAACTTACAATTCTCTGGCTGCTCCACTACCAAAGTCCTGTGGGCATTTTCAGTACCCTTAAGCTCCTTGTTTAAGAAATCACTTACCGTCTTTTGCGAACCCTCCTCCCAATCACCCTCCAGAACGATTAGTGCAGCTGGTACTCCAAAGTTCTCAAAGAAAGCCAAATTGTAATCTCGCAATCCTATCAAACCTATTACATCACCCACTGCTGAAATAATATTGGGTACGCCGTAATAGTCAGATTTTGGATAATAGTTTTTATAGAATATCAATTCGTTGGCCTTACCTCTACCCCTACCCTTCATCTCCTCACCCGTCTTAGCAGAGATATTCTTTTCCTCTCCATACCTCTTAAACCACGTCCTCTTATTGTTCCTAACTTGGGCATACTTTTCCTTTGACTTATGCACCTTCAAAGTATGTCCAGGCACGTGGTATATATCTACTATATCACCCTTGTTGTTCTTTGCAACCTCCAAACCAAACCAGCCAATGCTGCCCCAGTCAATCAAGAGCCGCTTTAATATAGCACGGAAAGAATCCTCAGGGTTAGGTCGAATTAGGAAATCATTAATCCTTTTCAACTCCCCTTCATTATCCTTCTTATCCTGCCGAACCTTTAAGCTCCAACCAAGACCTGCCACATCAATTGCAAGCTGATTGACACAACGCCAGAATATAGAATTAGACTCGTACAAGGTAAGAAGAGCCATAGGCGGATAAGGTGGAGCTATCAGATTATTCAGCGTCATCCATTTCTGAACGCTTGCAAGCTGCTGAGAAGTGCTTTTGTTTTTGACTTCAGCTTTCCTCAACATCTCAAACGGAAAGACACCTTTAGTTGTCTCAATGTACACACTACCCTTTTTTGGTTTCTCTTTCTTAGCCATCGCCATAAAACCCCAAAGCTATAAATTCACAATCAGATTTTTGAAATGGTATCTTACCTGCCTTTGCCATTTCTAAAGCTTTTGCTCTACGCTGCTCAAGAGAGGCTTCATTGGCATGGTCAAATTCCACCTCTGCTTTTGCCGTCACCTTATAGACATGAACATGAACTTTAGGTATCATTACTACCTCTCAGCTAATTGGCATCTCGTGTCACTGTAATCGAAGTGACATTACGTCTATCAATGCTTAACACTGAACCAGGAACTTGCAACCTTCGCATGTTTGCAGGAGCAAGTATAACATCTCGCACTAATTTCTCTAACCACTCCTGCAAATTCATTCCTGATGGACAATGCTGAGCATAGAATGTCTCTACGCCCCCTTCTGTAATTTGTACTTCTGTAATCATAATCTATTCTCCTAAGATATTATTTTACCCATTATCTTTCCTTGGGGGCTTTACTTTAGGCATTGAAGGGAAATCAGTCACTGGAGGCAAGCCATGAGTACAAGGACAATACCATTCCTTAATCTTCGCCCATATTCTTTTCCAAGCACCTCTCATTTTTTTGTTATCCTGCTCTTATACCTTCGGTGTTCAACCGAATGTAAACATCCATACCTTCTGCTTTCTTAATTTTTGGAAAAACTGCCTCGTTCAAATACCCTTCTATAGCCTGTACAACTTCAGATGGAGATTTGCCAGACAATCCTTTCTTTTTCATAACCTCATCTGGAATTGCTACTCCCAGCATTCCATTTACTTTCAAATTCATTTTGCTTCTCCTTCAAAGCCTATATACGTTTTATACCTTGCCTTCAAGAACGTTCAATGCCTGAAGCGGGTCTTCATCAGCATCTGCATACAAAGGGTCAATAACTATTGCAGCAGCATGAAAAATCGCACAGGCTGCATCTGTAGTAAACACTGCCTCAAAATTCAAGTTGACTGTGCTATGCTTAACGAACGTTCCACCAGCATTGGTAACCGCTGTCTGCATAGCAGCTAAATCACCTATACAAACATCTTTTACAATTATGCACTTTGCCATTCTAATATCTCCTATACATTAAGCCGCGTAAACACGTCCCTTCTTTTGTTTTCCATCCACTGAATTAAGACCATACCGCAAAGCATCTATTGCATGGTCTTTTACCTGTACTGGTATATCCTTAGGATTCTTAAGATTAGTTCCTTTTGGATAACGATAACTTGCCATCTCTCTGGCAGTATTGGGACACGTTCTAAGAATAAACAGACTGGGTCTGCCATCACCTTTAATTTTAAGCTTGCTCTGCACAAGCTCTACCCCTCTGGCAATATCCTTCTTTGCAGCCCTTGTCCTAATCCCTGCCCTCCTCATAGCTGCCCTATCACCTGCATTCTCAGGGTCAGCCCAATTGTCAACATACTTCTCACCTCTGCTAAGAACCTTTATCATTCTGATATGCTCATCAATACCTGTCTGTGCTCTATAATACTCACGGTAAACATACCAATTCTCATCAGGGTCTTTTGCCAGCCACAAACAACAGAAAGGATTAGTAAAACCAAAGTCAACACTTCTCCACTTCCTCCATTCCTTTGGAATCCTAAACGGTGGAATAACATGCACCCTTCTACTGTAGGTTTTGTACACTGCACCGTAGAAGCTTGCGAACTCTCCCGCTATCCTCGTAGCCTGTGTTTCCACTGGCCATTCATTAATCATTTGGTCAATACGTTTGTCTGGTATATAACCACCCTTACTTATACGATTATCATTTAAGTTAATTTGAAACGTCTCATCATCCTCAGGCAAATCCTCTATCCTCTCCTCTAACTCAGGCTGAGGCACAATAGGTGTCATCCCCCAACTTAAATAACCCTCCTTTGCTAACAACCTTGCCTGCATCTCTTCCAATATACCTACAAAATCATGATGGCACTGCTCATCACAATGAATAGAATCTACCTTCCTACCCTGAAACAACTCTCTGCCTTGGTTAAATGCTTTGAACTCTATGCGATGCCCATTCTTTAGAAATACTCTTTTGGGCACCCTCTGCATACCGTAGTCAATATCATAAATAGAGTGTGCTGGTATAAAATCTTTAAGATTTCCTTCCCACAAAATATCTCGTACCTGCTCCCAACTTTCAATAGCACACCAATGAACACCACGAGGACGAAAACGTGCTGGATGGTAATCCAATGCAAGCAAAGCCAAGTCCATCATATTAGTATATGTCTTGCTGGACTGATTACCACCAATCAACCATTTGATTGCAGCAAGAGACTTATGAAACGCTTTTTGCATAGGACCAAGAGGTGTATAGGTAACAAGTGCTTTACCTGCACTCTTTAACTCATCCAGTGTAAAGTGTTCCAACGCTGCTGCTTTCATGAACAATCAATCCAATCTCTTATTTCTAATACCTTTGGACAGTCTATACATCCACAATCGTCTCTACCTGGGCATTCAATACAGTGCCTAATACCACAGCATTCAAGAAACGTAGGAGATTGACAATGCTTCTTTTTCGTACACTCTTCATATCTTTCTGGAGCACTCATTAATCAATCCTGAAAACGTTCCCTAAATTCTTCTCTCCACTTTGCAGCTTCCATATCCGATACTGCATCAGTTGGAAGTGTAACCTGTTCAATCGACTTAAGGTCTGGGTGCATCTTTTTCATCATAGCAATTAAAACAGTATCAGACTTAAAAGCTCTCTTAACAAAGTGGTCAAGCAAGTTTTTGTTAAGTGTACTCTCAACTCTTGCCACGGCCGTAAGTAACTTTCCAAGCTTATCAGTAGTTCCTTTAGGCCTACCAGGGCTGTTAGACTTAGAACCTATAACTATTTGCCCTTTTCTATTCCTTTTAACACCCTTTTTCTTACCATTATTAATAGGTTTCTTTTTACCGTTACTATTCTCAGACTTCTTGGCAATTGCTTTCTTTTTCGGAGAAGATTTTTGCAGTGCTTTTCTTACTCTTTCCCGCGTTGATTTATTCGATGTTTCCTTTTTCTTCTTTGATTGCTTTTTCACATCACTTGACTTCCTTGTCAAATATGAATTTATTAATTAGCCTTATACAGAGTAAACACGGAATATGGGAATGTAAAATAATCTTTTAGGAAGGTTCCCGAGAAATGCTATAAGCCTTTTCGACTACTGGATTAAAAATTTTTTAAGTGGCACTATTTTTTCCTTTTGCTGCTAAGCAGTTATCCTTGGTTTGTTATTGTTTCTAAAAATAAGCAGGCCCTCCTTGGCCTTACATCCTGTCTCAATAGGGAACATTGTCGAACACTCGACAGACAGGCATCCTTGGACATATTATGAGTTCGGTGCACATTTATCTTTTTTAATCATACCATTCCCTGAATAACCACATGCAACACATTTCAACTTTCTCTTATCATCGGGTTTTGCAAACCTATCGCCTGCAGGGTAATAATATCCTCGCTGGCAACTATGACATATTCCTTGATAGAAAATTTTGGGGTAAACTTTCATTATACTACGATTCTTTTTCACCTGTATAATTAAGTGCATCTACAATTACGGGTTTCCACGGAACAAGAACCCTCGGCAATACTGTACTCAAAGCTGCCCCTCTTTTATCTACCTTCCTTTCAAGCACAGTAATGACACACCAAAGCTTTTTGTTATCTATCTCAAGTTGTTTATTTACCTTTTCTAATCTTTTGTAATCTTCAGCCCATAACATACAAGCCCTTCTTATATGTACATTGTACTGCTTCTGGTCATTCTTTCTCGCCCTCTCATAAAGATACTGAGTGATATTCCCTTTGACAACTTGCAACCTCCAAAATCTCCAATCCATTTTACCTTTCATAATTCAAGTACCTTTCCTTATGGGTCAATCCGTAACATTAACATCAAATCATATGAAAAACGAAAATACGTTCCTTGCTCATCATAAACAAATATATCCGTTACTCTGAGTTGTTTAGGTGCGTTCCAAGTACTATCTGCTGCATCCACTTTATCTGTAAGTGAAACACCGAGTACACCAATACCAACTAATTTTAAGAAATTTCTACGAGTTGTTTCCTTCTTCATAATTCAATTACCTTTCCTATATGGTAAGCTGGTTCGTGGGTTACCATTAGATACTGAAATCTGAAATCCTTTGACAACCCTTCCAGCAGCAGCCTTACATTATTTCGATATTCCTTACTTACAAACTTAAATGGTTCGTCGAGGGCTAAGAACCGACGCAGATTAGGTTTAGCAAGAACGATGCAAGAAGTGCGTAATATAAAAGCAGCAACATCAACCACTCCACCACTGTCTTCATTTAATGGGTCTGCTACCTCGTGCCCGTTTTTAATAAGAATTAAGACTGCATCTGTCTTCCCCCTCTTTCGGTCAAAGCGAATTCTAAATCCATAAACATCCTCACCAACAAAGACAGTTTTAAGACCAGTGTCAACCACCCCCGCTATACGCTTGTGAGCTCGCTGCTGAACCTCCTTTGCTACCAGCTGAGCCCCCCACTGTGCCTCCTCTATATACGTTCGACGGTCTTCAGCCTCAGTCAGCTTCTCACGTTCCTCTGCACACACCCTCCTCGCAGTCCTTAAATCACTGAGCAAGCTGTCTACCCTTTTTCTGGTTTTAACTAAGTCCAACATTTAATTGTCCTCATCCTCCGCCAATTTTGCAGCCCAATTTGCTTCAAATTCATCAACAGCAGCATCTCTCTTTCTATCAGACGATGCTCCACGTTTTCTCATCTGCCTCAATTTAACCTCAGCTAAACTTAATGAAGCACAACCAAACTCTTTCTTTATCTGCTTCATTACCTCCTTATCCGCACCTTCCGCTTGGTCAGCTGCACTATTAGCCGCATCGACCTTCTCTTTCAACGCAAGGTATTTATCAATCTTTCTTGCCATTATCTTTCTCCATAGCTTCCAATATGATTTGTCCCGCCTCTATACAAACTTTACCAGCACGAATAAATTCCTCCATTGCATCCTCAAAATCCAACTCAGTCTTACCCAACTTCTCAAGCTTCTCCATAAAAGATTTCAAATCCAATTCTGGTCTTTCCCCCTTTGGGTCTGCTGTAAGAAGATACTTATCCTTCGATATATCCAAGTAGTGGGGAATAACCATGCCTGATTTCAACAACAAACCAACCTGTGGTTTATAATCAATCTCATCTGATTTCCTTCTCATCAGCGTTCCACAGTTAAATATCGTTGTCTTCCCTATCTTTGCCTTAAACCCTTTATGATTATCCCCATAAACAATAACATCGTAACCCATCAATCTACCGTTACGAAGTTTTGTACTCCTTATCTTTTTCTCTTTGGGAGCACCAGAATACGAAGAACCTGGTATCCAAACATAATCGTGAACAACAGCTATATATAACCTACCCGCCATCCTTGGAACACTGCATGGTCTAATTGGACATCCATGAGGGAAAGCAAAAATCCTCATCATACCTTTCCCATATGACACCCCATCTGTTTCAGGTGATAAATTTGTAATTTTACCCGCTTCAACCAAAGTCCAATAAGCACTCCGTTTAATATCTTCATACCGATGATTAGGCAAATCATGCTGACCAGGAATACAATACATATTATTAGGCAAATGACTCATCGCATAATTTATTAACTCGGGAGGGGCGTTCCACCCATCAGCAATCCCTCTATTTCGGTCAAATATATCACCAGCACACAAAACAGGACATTTATATCTAAGCTGAAGCCCCTTAACCTCATCTAAAGGCCTAAGTTGTGCTCGTAACCAATCAGGTTCTGCCGAACGCCAAACAGGTGCTTTTAACGAAAGGTGTATATCAGCTAAAAGTATGGCTATGACCTCTTTAGTCTTGCCCCGCATAGTGGACACCTCCCCTGCGAAATTCTTTCTAACTCTTTCGTTAGAACTTTTGATGTTTCCTGTGCCCGGCATTTCTCCTGCCTCCTATCTTTAACTGATTCAATTAATAAATCCAACCTAACACACCGCTCGGTTATTTGTTCCGCATCCTTTCTAAACCTTTCCAAGGGTAAGATAGAGGGGGGTCGAGCTTTTATAACCTTTTGCAGTGCTTTACTGGATTCGAGCAGTTTTGACAGCTTTTCAACAGAATCAGCGATTTCTGTGCATTCGTCTATTAATCTAACTACTCTTAGCCCTTCTGTCGCTTGTTCTCTTGCTTTTTCTTGCATTACCCTATAGTTTTGTACTAATATTATTTTTTGACCGAGTAGAGAGCGTTTTCGCAAATCTTCATCACATTGACTTTGCAGCTTTTCTACGTTTTTGAGGTCTTGGTTCAAACCTCGAACATAATCCAATTCTCTCCTTTTCTTTACTGCCTCCTCCAATGCTTCCTCAGTTATCTCAATAACAGTATTTACCTTCCGCATCTCAGCAGCAATATTGGCAAGAGTGCTATCTATTAATTTCAAATTGACTATTGAATTCAATTGGCGAGACACCTCACCCGCAGTTTCACAAAACCAGAAAGGTATCCTATTATCCTTCGTTGAATGCTGTCCTTGAAAATTAATATTCTTAAGGTTTAGAATTCTTGCTATCTCTTCTGGCACATCATTTCCAAAAGCAATATAAGGTTGTTTCCTTCCACTAAGTTTATAAGTATTAATGCTCTTACTTCGAGTCCGAACAATACTCCTCCCATCAACAAACAACCTAACTCTGGCTTTTTCAGAATCCCAGTTTATACAAGATATTCTTTTCTCTCCTGTTTTCTCGTCAACATAAACTGTGCCAGCAGGCTTATTCAAAGCCACCCACCGCAAAGCACGGAGTATCCAACTCTTTCCAATATAACTCCTACCCACAATGGTAGTAACCCAAGGACCTAATTCTATCTCAATATCCTCATTTGCTCCATAACCTATTATCCGGAGTTTCTCTATTTTTTTATTTTCTTTCATTAAAAACATCTTCCACAGTTTTGATTAGAATTTTTTGACAATTGCCACAAACCCTCAATTTTCTAATTTCTTTTTCATCATTACTTATAATTTTTTCAGCTACATACAGTAGCCCCTTTTCACAGGCTGTGCATCCAGGAACAAATATCCTCATACCATATCTCATTTGCAATTCTACTTGTGATTCTCCTTTAGCAAATTCTCTTATCATGAGCGTTTCAAAAACTCCACAGACACTAAATCATAATCTTTGCTATTTCTAAACCTTACAGCTTTTACATTCCTCGGAATATAAGGTTTTCCATTATAGATAGAATCATCAGATGTCACAGTAAGCATTCTTCTTAACAAACTGACAAACCGCACCATGATACATCCAAGGACGCTTAGGGTCAATTGGTTTCCCATCCGAGCGTGGGTCATCCTTTGGAAACATAAGTTTCATTTACTATCTCCTTAAAAACTGCTGGGACCTCCCCAAACAATAGAGGGCTTTAATATCATCAGGTTCAGCCCCAGCATCGAAAAGATGGCTATCTAATCTTATCATTTCTTTTTCTTTCTTTCATCACATCCACTTTTCTTTTCCCCCAACAATCCCCATCTGGCTCCCAACACAATAAAATCAGACGTTCCTAATACAAGCTCCCTAATCTCTTCCTCTTTGTCTAACTTAGTTTGTGCAGCCTCAAGCCACACTGGTCGTTCAAAAGCTCCCAATCTACTAACCACATCTGCCCGTGTCCATTCCCTAATAAGCCTTATTAATTTCTTCCGCTGCTGTAATGCTTCTGCTCTATTCATACATCTAACTCCCCCAAAGTTATCGAAACAATTTTTGGAAGATGAATCATTTTTCTATATTGCTTACCTCGTTTTTCCTTAACCTTACGCCACGCCCATATTTCTACTCTACGGCTTGGAAGTTCCAACCAATCGTAGCATTCTTGATTCCTTTCCTCTACAATCTTTTTGTAATGCCCAGCAGCACTACCACTACAACATTGAACACCTAATGTCTCAAAAGCCGAAAAGGCAATAATATCTATAAAACCGATGAAGTCCTGACGCTTGCCAAACGGTCCTGCAAATCGCAACCAGCGTTCAACAACACCCGCCCTATATCCTCGCTCCCTTAATGCTTTCAATGTCCTTTGTGTTGGCGTCATACTCAAGTCCGAATTCCAAAACTCCTCATTGCTTGTTCTTCACCTAAACTCATATGCCCATCATCAGGCTTTTCATATCTTACACTCTTCTTCTTTCTTTTTCCAAATGGTATTCTATCTCTAATTGATTTCATTCCTAACATCTCTGTCACTTCCTTCCATCCCTCTTTAGACAACTCATCTTCCTCTAACTCAAACTGATTAATTCCGTCCATTGGAAGCACAACAAGAAAAAGATTCCTATTACTTATCCTATTACCCTTAGACGATTTAATTGCCTTATATGCAGCAGAATTTGGATTAAGTTCATTAAGCAAAAACTGAACTGCTCTCTTCTCACCAACACCCTCTATACCCCTGACATTATCCGTTGTGCATCCAGCAAGCGATTTAACCATCGACCAAAGCATAGGTTCAATTCCGTATCGTTTGAAAAATCCCTGATAAGTCAAAATCTTATTTGTTTGTGGATTAAAAATGGAAACATTAGATTCAATACATTGATATAAATCCTTGTCACTGGTTATGATAATAGCTTCGTCATCCTTCGCAATTGAATGCAAACTAATCTCTGCCATTATATCATCACTCTCATATCCCTTTTGAACAAATATGTTCTTGAATCCAATCATTGGTAAATACAACATACGAAGTTTTTGCATCTGTTTCCGAAACGCCCTTTCAAATTTGATTTCCTCTTTTGTATATTCCTTCTTTTGCTTTTGTCTATTAGCTTTGTATCGTGGATAAAAATCCTTACGCTTGTTAAACTTGCTGTCCCAACAAAAAACAAATCTGGAGGTATTGAATATATCTTGAAAACCTGATAGTGATTGCAAAAGTCCGTATATTGTCCCCGTTGCATCTCCCCCATGGCTTAGATTGCCCGTGGCATGTTTTGCCCTATGACAAAGATAATTACAATCTAATAATAACCACTTCTTATTCATTTTGGTCCGTTCTCTTTTTAATTCTGTGGTGTAATGTTCTTATAGGTATCCCTAATAGCTTTGCAGCCTCCGTTCTGCTTCCATTTGTTTCTGCCAATGCTATGGTTAGGAGTTTATCCTCAGCATCAAGCATCCTAACTCCTGTTGAATCAATCCACGCTGGCACAACACATGCCTCGTGATGCCCCGGCCTTGCTTTCTTTTCATCCACATGACAGAGCCGTTTGTTAGCAGGGTCAAACCATCCAATTTGCTTTTTCATACATACCTCGGTTTCCTTTTGATAACACAAGCCATCTCAATCTCACCCCATACATCACTAACCAGTTCTTGCAAATCCTTTTCCAATTCTCCCCTCTCCACAAGTCTAATCAATTTTCTCCTCGAACCTTTAATACCAAGGCCTTTGGCATTTATCACATCTTTATGTTTTTTCCAATGCCCTTCTTCAAGCAGATAATCAACACAACTCCCTACATCATCTATCCCAAACGAGTGATAGATAGGAATTGTTACTGTCCTATCCTTCCCTGTAACTCTATTTTTCTTAACTCTTATTCTACAGTTTACCCCCATTTGCCGTTTTTTCTTCCTGACTTCCTTTTTAATTTGACCAGCAACACTTGACAGCAATTCCATACAAGCGTAGAAATGCAAAGCATGTCCACCAGAGCATGTCTTCTTTGACTCGAATCGTGATGCATCCACCTTGTCTCTGGTTTGATTTATAATAATAAGAATCGAACCGCTTTTCAATAAAGATTTTCCTACCACCCTACGCAACATCGCTGAATTCACCTTGGCTTTATCACCATAGGAACCCTTTGTTTCTTTTCCCTTCCTATATGCCTTTTTATTTTCATCAAATTTTTTCACTTCTGCTTCAGAGGTAAGACTATCCATCGAATCCAAGATGTAAATAAATGGTCTGCCTTCATTAATTGCATCATCCATATTGTAATAAAACTCTTGAATATTATATGAGCAATTATAACCGGGCAATTCCATCCTTAGAAAAACATCTTCACCAAAATATTTTTTGATGTCCATCAAAGCCCCATCCTCAACATTATCATAGATAAATCTATAGTCCTTAAAATTAGAATTGATAGACGCTTCAGCCAAACAAGTAAGTGCCAACCAAGTCTTTCCACTAATAGTATCACCCACAACAAAATAATACCTCCCCTTAGCAAAACCACGCTCAGGGAAACCAGTGCAAGCAAGATTAAGAAGTGTACTACCAGTAGATAAAAAATCACTACCGGTCAGTGCCTTTTTCTTTTTCCTCTTCTTCCTAATCTTATTCTTCACTTCCTTGGTACTCATTTTCTTCATCTTACAATCCATAAAAAGGCTGACGGCTTCTGGAATCACTATCTCAACGGAGACAATGAAGCCTTTCGGCAACCGCCAGCCTCAAAACTACTATCACTAATCGACATCATCGCAAGCATCCCATTTCTTGCAATCTTTACATTCCGGCAGTTCATCAGTATCTTCACCAAATGTTCCACCACCTGGGCACTTACCCTTTTTACCTTTCTTGTCCTTGTCCTTGCTGCTTTTCTTTTTCTTAGATGATTTTGTTGGCTCAACTTCGAGGTCATCAAACGGAATATCTTCCCGAATTTCCCCATCGTCAAATTCAACTGTTGCCGTTTCTTCGTCTTCATCAACTTCAGTTATCTCACCAGGATAGTCTTCCCCTTCGATTTCAACTACAACCCTGTCACTTTCTTCCCAGGTGTCATCATCCTTCTTTGTCTCTTTCTTGTCCTTACCCTTACTGCTTTTCTTCTTCTTCTTACTACTCTTGCCTTCCCCATCACCCCCGTCTTCACCTACCGTCTGGAGAAATATTTGCTTCAGCTCGTCGTAATCCTTAATAATGAGAATGTCATCAAGGCAAGTTGCTTCTTCGACAATATCTTCATCATAATCCTTGCTCCGTGGTTTGAAGTGAATAGTCACAACTTCAAAGAAAGTGTATCCACCTTGCTTTTGCTCTTCCACACCACACTTGAGCGTGAAACCACCTTCCAATTCGGCAAAATTCTCGTACTTGTCATCTTCATCAGAATTCTTGATTTCCTTATCCAACCTTTTGCCAAACAGGTGAAAAGACATCTCCCATACTTGAACACCTTTGTTACGGTCTTTTGTATCAATGACGTTAAACAACTGCCTTTCCTTGGGAGCCAAATCTTTGATTTCATCTTCATCTGCATCCGAGTCCTTCATGAGCGAGGCACGATACTCACAAATCGGACAAGCTTCTTCGTTCGTCTTTCTAAGACAGACATAAGAAGTTTGGTCAGCCCCAACACCACGATGGACAAAAAATGTCCTCTCATAATAAAGTTCATCTGGGTCAGCACACGGATTACCCTCACCAACAGTATAGGGTATTATATCCAATCGCTTGGTTTTATCGGTTTGTAAAAGCAATTGATTCTTGTCATCTGGCACTTCAAACGCAGTGTTTTCAAAACCAGCCTTATGTGTCTCTGCTCTGCGTTTGGCTCTCGATGCTACAGTGTCCTTCTTTTTTTTCTTTTCCTTTTTCTTTTTCTTCTTTGACTTCGCCATTTTAATCTCCTTAACTGTTAATTTTCTGTTCCTTCATTATTACTAACCTCGTTGGCTCTTTTGATAGCCTCCTTTCCTTTGTAGAATCCAGCCGTGCCCCATTTCATACAAAGGAAAGCAAGAGCTGGTACCACAAAAACTGAACCCAATATCAATAAAATCAATTTAGTAACACTCACGATTATTACCTCTTCTTTTTCTTCTTCTTTTTACTTTTAATAGGATTACGCAATCTTTTCTTTTCTAACATATCCACTACTTCCTTTACCACGCTATGTGCTATATGAGGCTTGGCAAAATATCCTTGACCATGCAAATCAACCGCTTTACTCAACATCCTTTTGCGATGTTCAAAAGCATTAACATATATTTGAAGAGAAGAAACCAAATCTTGGACTCTCATATACTCTTCATGTGCCTTCTTATATTTTGGACGAGTCAACACTGTATCTGCTATCGCCTTCGCTGTAGGTTTAACAGGAAGGTCATATCTATCCGGTCTCCTACCAATAAGCAAGCCCTGTTCTGCTGCCACCAAATCGAGTTTAGATTTTTCCTTGTTTAAGTCTTCCTTCGCACCTTTCAATTGCTCGCAATACCGAACATATAAAAAGGTATGCTCTGCACACTGGTCTTCCAACCGATTCATGTCAACATAAAATATATCAAATTCTTCCTCTTCTGTCTTCATTTCTTACCTTTTCAAAAAGTACATTATTAACACACTATATTATTGTAGCGAACCATGGTAACTTGCGAAAAATTATCTATTTATTTTATTCATCCGCTCCCACAATAACCTCATAACAAACAGCATCTAATCCTGCCCACTTATTATTATAAAAATTCTCACTAAAAGCATCAATAATTATATAAGCTCGCCCACTCAATTTACCTGCACCCAACAATACCTTATCCGCATATGATAATATCATCCAACGTATTTGTTCCGCTTCCTCCCCTTTTGTCTCCCTTAAAATTTTTGCCATTGCAGGCCATTTCGTCCTCGGATTAAAGAGTGCCCTGGCAATAGCAATGGCTTGAGTTTCAGCAGTCACCGTCACAATAGACTCAAGCATCTCCCTTTTACCTGTTAGATTCATAACTGAATCAAGAAAAACCATTGCCTTGCGAGCAGAACCATTACTGTTATCAACAATCTTTGCAACAACTTCACTTGGTATCTTTACTCTTTCCACTTTACAAACAGATACAATCAAATCCGCTAAATCTTCATCCTTCAGCGATTTGATAACTATTTCAGTATCCCTATTCCTAAGTGTTGGTTTTAATTTCTGTGGTTCAGCAGTCGTGAATAAAAAATAAACATGGCTGGGAGCTTCTCCCGCCATTTTCAAAAACTCATCCTGTGCATCTGGCGTCAACTTATGGCATTCGTCAACCAACCATATTCGGCAATCACCCCTCATTGGTGCTTGACCCATCCTCCGCCTGATACTCCTTACATCTTCTACCTTACGCGGTGCACCTTCAATAAAATCATAGCGACTACATTTCAACTTCCTCCTCATTATCCTGGCCATTGTAGTTTTACCGCAACCAGTTGGACCAGTAAACAAAATAAAATGAGGAACCTTATTTTTTTTAATTGCTGCTTCCAACTTCCTTATAGCACTATCCTGCCCTACCACCTCATTAAAATCTCGTGGTCTACATCTCCTATATAACTCTTCCATTAAACTCCCTTTCCGGCAATTGCCACTTGATAAGTAAAATTCTCAGGAGGCCACTCCAATTTTATTCCAAGTCTTTCCATTGTCGCAGTCACATTAACCCCAGTTGCTTCAGGAATTTTTAATATTTTTTGATTGGGGTGGTCTTGTCTGAATTTATAAATCTCAAGTTGCAACTGCTTTCTTGCACCACCCTGCCAATACAGACAACACCTAACTTGAGGTTCAGTCCACAGTGGATGAATAGAACGCATTCGTAGACAATACTTATAAAAATCAAACATATTCCATATAGCATATATTGGCTGACTAAGATTTATAATTTGATGTATTTTATTCCGCTTTGGTGGACAGCTTTCTCTTCGACCATAATTTGGACATCCACGCTTATGACCAGGGTACACTTTGATACAAAGTAATCTCACACTAAAATCAATTACTGGCTTAACCAATGCAAACGGCATTATCCTTCATCCTTCCCTTCTGCTTCCACACAATTTAACCTACCAATAATTACGCTTCCACTATTTTCAAGAGTGATTTTTGACAAAGCACAAACACCTTTCTCATTATACCTACAAACAAAATGCCTGCAATTTAGAGCCACCACTTTTTTATGAGTAACCGTCACTTCAACTGGATTCACTTCCTTTACAGCTTTTAACAAACTCAAAACCTCTGTCAATTGAGGGCTGTAATTACTTGCACTATCTTGTCCAAGGGTGCCTTGCATCTCGTCATGTCGATGCTTCATATCCTCAACCATCCAGGATAAACCATTTATAATACGCTCCTTTTCTTTAACAGTCAAAATCATATTTTGACCTCCTTTTTGTCATACCAACTACCACCAACCGGAGCAACCCCAACATCAACTCTCAGTGGAACAATAATCCATTTCCAATGTTTCCTAATATCTTCATAAATAACCTGTTTAACAATATCTAAATAATCCCTTCTTTCTCTCTTATGCACATCACCAACAATACTATCGTGAATCTGTCCAACAATCAACGACCTCATCCTGTACCTTTTCAACAATTTCTGTATTCGTATCAACGACCACAGCAACCAATGAAACGCCGAACCTTGTACTGGATAATTTATCACTTGTTTCCTATTAAGATAACAGTCAATTATAAATCCAGTTAATGTTTTGAAATATCCTTTTTCCAAATAAGCTTCATACCAATCTTGTTTCCATTGATTGTAAACTGGAAACTTCTTATGCCAATAATCATATTCTACTCCTTGTATGTGATATTCAAAGGTTCCTTCCTCCGGTTCTTCTTCTGGGTCACAATCACCTAAACTTGTAATACCCATTCGTTTGAGATGCCTAATAAGTTTTATACCATCCACTGTCCTTATATCTCTCTCAATCATAGCATCCCACATATTCTGAGCACAATGTTTATACCAATCACCATACTGTTGAGGAAAGACAAACATATTTTTTGAAGTGTCTCGTGCATCCCACGAAACCTGCTTCTTATCTATCATATAACATTCACAAGCCATATCACGGTGCATATCCATCGATGGGTCTTTTATGTACCTAATCATCGCTGGGTCTTTATGATAACAGGCAGCACAACAAACCTCTATCCCCTTAAAATCAATCTCAACAATTTGATGGTTTTTCCTTGCTATAAAAGCCCGCCTAATTAATTTTGAAAGTTCAGGATTCTTTTTAACTATATTCTGAAAATCTGGATTGCTGCTGCTTCCACGATATGTTTGAACCATGTTAAGTGGAAAATTCGGATGGACAAAACCGTCCACTGTCTCCCGCAAAAAACCTACCAAGTAGGTGCTTCTGGCCTTTTTCAATCTCTCCAAATACAAGTAATCATCAACAAACCTTAACCCTGTCAATTTCAAGGCTGCCTCATCCGCTTTTGGACGTTTGACTTTTTCAGTACGAGAAGTACAAGGATAATCCATTATATCAAAGAGTACCTTACCCAACTGTTCTCTGCTACCTAAATTTGTTTTAACACCATAATGCTTTCTCCACACCCTATATATCTTATGTTGTTTCAATCTATCCGATATCTCTTTGACTTCAATACCCGTCTTTTTAATAACCCTATTCAAGTAATCAACATCCATCCTTATCCCATTAGTCTCAACCTGCGATAAGGCTACGGCACCTTCGTGTAATAATTTATATCCTTGGTCAGTTATTGGCTTCATTTGCGTATTGGCATGATTATATATTTGATATCATATTTACTATCATCTGCTTCCATCATTACAGGCTGCACTGGGTCATCATTAGTGAAAACCCATGAAGGAGAAAATCCACTAAGTATTTTTAAGACACTTGCATATTTCCAAATATTCAAATATACCTGCCCTTTCACCATACATTCAATAATACCGTTAAAAATATCCCCAGAACATATCACCTTTGCTTTGACAGGAACAATCTTTTGATACTCTGGAAACACATTCTCCTTTCGGTCTGCACCTTTTTGTATAAGCCTATCACCATAAATCCCATAATCACCCTCTGCCAACTTTATTGGTATCAACGCCTCAATTGGTTTCATCTTAACTATAAGCAACGCCCTACCATCTGTTGCCACTAATTCGTCAGCCTTCGCATTGTAATGAACAACATCCATTCTTAGACTTACTGAGGTTTCAGTCTTTGACAAAAGCAACGCCCGTGCCAACCATCTTTCAATAACAATTTCTTTATAAACCTTTTCTTTTTTCTTCTTATCTGTACTTGGCATTTCTCTTCCTCATCATTTTCATTTGTTTCATTGCCAATCCATGCTCCGAAAACGAATCCAATCCATTATACTCCAACAGGTCTCTCAAATCCAATTCATGTATTCGATTAAACCGACTGCTTTTAGTTGATTTCAAATATGGTTCTATATGCCCATTGTAACTTTCCATCCCAAGCCAAACGAATGCTTGAAATTTAAGACCAGTAATATGCCGACGGTTATCCAATACATGAGCAGCAAGCATAGTATCCCACCACCAATTCCTAACTCGGTGTCCCAACTTCACCCACGTCCATCTACTCTCCATATTTAGATTACTTGCTATCTTAGGCATTGGTGACTTAAGCAATTCGCTGGTAGCGTCTACCGCTTCATACATCCAAGGATAGGCAATTGTTCTTTCACCTCTCCAACAAAGAGCACAACTTACAATCTCAGTCCCCTCTCCTTCTGGTTTCAAACAATTACATTCAAAATCAGGAGCAACTGACCCACCTTTCCTCGTCATTTCTCTAATTATCTTAGCAGCTTGTGATGGTCTGGTAATTATTTCAATCTGCTTTTTATAGTTAGGAACCTCCGCCCAAGGTTTACTTTTTGCTTTTTTAATCCCAAGCCTTAAATGCTCCCTAAAAATTTTATCCAAAACCTTATTACGCTTTCGCATAACATAAGACGGATGAAAAGTTGGAACAACCCAAGCATTGGGATTGGTACAAGGTATGCAAAAACCACCCCATCGACTAATTTGACCAACATCATCTTCTTTCCATATCTCCGACAATAAGGATTCACAAGCAACACCACCCAATAATAAAATTACATTGGGGTCATATTCCCTAATGGTGTTCATTAAATTAGGACGGCAAGCCTTTATCATATAATCCTCTGGTGTTGCATTCCCTCGCCTTCGACAGATAACTGCATTGGTCTTCCAACAATCCAAATCTAAATCAATACCCAACGGTCTTAAAACCTTCCGAAGAAACTTTCCAGCCTTACCTATCAATTGTTCATTGTTCCTATCCTCATTCTTACCAGGTGCTTCAGCCACTACTAATATCTTCTTCCGCCCCCTACCCGTCGGTGGCATCTTTGGTGATTCACAATGTTTATATAAACCACACAAACCGCACTGAGGTATCCGTCCAGTCTTCCGTCGACTTTGTACCCTCGATGCAGAGAAAAATCCTTTAGTCATCTTCCTCTTTCTTTGTCTTACTCAAAACAGTAATATAAACAAATTTCTCCCCAACAACTTTTAAGCGAGTAGATGTTACTTCACATTTACTATACCGCTTTACCAATTCCGCCAACAGTCTTGTTGGTATAATAAACTGCAATGGTTCACCTCTATACTTTGACCTCTTAGTTTCAGTAAACCAACCCAACGCCCCCTCACCGGTAATCTTAAACTTGCCTGGCCTAAGCATCACAGAGACATTACTACCCTCAGCGTTATCAGTTGAAAACACCTCAGCCTTTTCAACTGCTTCACGCAAACCCCTTGGCAATTTCAACGGCTCACCCTTCATCATCTTCAAAGTCTCTTTTACATCCTCAGTAGGATAATCCTCTATAAAATGCCGACAACTAAAAGTCAATCCAGTAGAATTCCTAAAATGAATCCAATGCCGTGTCTCACTAAACTCTGTCATATCCAATGACACAATATGCCTCAATGAATCTTTTCTTATCAACACAGATTTGGATACATCAGTTTTGGTTTTATATCGAGCCACCTGAAACCTATCACAAGCCTCTATCCACTTCGAATCAATATGAATACAAGTCAAAGCAAACTCATGCTCATTACTACCAGCACAAGTTTGAACAATAGAAATAGCATTGGCAAAATCAGCGGGTAAAGATTTCCATTCCCTTGGCTTTTCAATCGCTTTAATAGGAAGTAAAATTTCCTGTTCCATTCGGATAGCTGCTTTTCTATGCTTACCCTTAACAAGCAGTACCATACTCTTAGTACCCTCACCAAGGGCAATCTCCAATTCGTCCTCTCGCAGTTTACGAAGAATAGAAAGAAGTGGTTGCGATGGTACAGCTCCTTCAATCCACAAGAGAGACTTTTGAGTGCAGGCTATTTCATCATTGAATGTATAAATATTCTTATTTTTGAAAACAAAACAAGATGACTGTTCTTGAATATCTCTGGCTGATAAACCAGGTGTTACCGACTCTAATTGACTCAAGAACTCTTCACGATTAATTCTCATTTTCTACTCCTTCTCAATTTCCTTCTATGATTTTTGAACCTCTGTCCCGACTCATTCTTTTTGCCTCCACTATGAAAATCACTATACGTCAACATGAACCCAGCCTCACTACCAAGCATCTCCTCTGGAGCAACATTCTTGCTGCGTGAACCTGAATAAAAAATTATCATTAAAAAAATCCTTTCCTAATAGGTTTTGTAAAATTCCAAGGCCAATCAGGTAAAGATTTACACATGGCTTGGAAAAAGAAAAGATTTGCTCTCATCCTACTTTCATAATCATTTGTAACCCCTAACTCTTTTTTACCCCCCAATGGAACACCTATAAGTTGAAGCCATTCTTTTATATGAGCCCCTTCCGCTGCTGGCATCGTACATAAATGTCTATCCCTTTCACCCGTCTTTGAAGATTTTTCAGACACTTGAATTCCAAAAGGCTGCTTATCAAAACTAAACCTTCCACCAACTTTGCGTGGAACGTAAATACCACCCCAAGCCCCTAACTTCGTCCAAGAAGCAGAGTCCACACTATACCAAGGATACCTTTTAAGCAATCTGTAGGATGTACAAGCTAAACCATGAACCTTAACCACCGGTCTGCCAACAGAATCTGTCAAGATATCAGACCATATCTTATCCAATTGAGGCTTAACTATCCCATATGGGTTAGGTGTTATTCCTCCTATACAAATAAATTCGTACCCCTCATCCACATACCTTTTCAACCACTTCGAATCATTTCCCAAATGGAACACAGGAAGAGGATGGCATCCTTTCCTCTCCATATACTTTAGAGAATTATAAGAACCCTCTGCATTGTTTATCCAATCCATATTAACATAAGCAAACAAATACCTATCATACCTTTTAACAAACCTTATATAGGCTTCTCGAAAATCCAAAAACGTATCTGTCTCATAAAATGAGAAATCCAATTTTCGCTTATCTTTTATGGCTGTTCCAGGTGCACCCTTCGTATCCTTTTTGATATATTTATTATACAAAAAGGTTGCTCCTGAATCCATAATCAAAGGAGATATATCTTGCTCTCTATTCATAGTCAACCACTTCTATTAATTTCTTCCCAAACATTATATTAATCATCCTCGCCCAAGATGTATTATGTCTTTTATGAATCCAAGCTCTATGCTTTATATCATCTCCAGACCAATTTTTTTCACGTGCTAAAATCCAATTTATCTGACAAACACAATCTTCCAAATCTTGGTGATGGTACATGTAACCCTTCATATGCTTAAAGGCTTGTGGAAAGGAACGGAAATTAGGATACAACGGATAACAACCAGCCACACTTGCCTCCAATAGTGCTATAGAAGTAAAGTCTTGGTCTGCTGTATTTAACTGTATCTTAGCCTTACACAATTCCTCATAATATTCCTCCTTTGTCAACCCCTCCTTTAGTATTATATTACCAGGATATTCAGCCACCTTTTTAAGCAATAATCTCTCCAAAGCCACATCATTCGATTCTATTCGTTTTGCAGAAGTGCAAATAATGAATTTCAAATCCTTCCTAACCCTTAACAATTGCTCTGCCACCCTTAAAAAGAAATCAGGATTCTTTTCCGTGTCCCACCTGCTTGTAAACAAAATATGATTCTTTCTCTCAAACTTTGCCCTACTCTTACCACCACCAGCCTTTGGCATTCGCTCCTCAACCTCTTCCTCACAAAAGACATGACCCGTGACATGAATTTTACCTACACCTATCTCTGCCATCTGTAAAAGATTCCTAAGCACATCACAGTTGACAAATATACCGTCCAAGATTTTACCTATACCTTTTTCAAAATTCCTCATCCAATGTCGCATAGGATAAGTAAAATCAAATTCATCCACACTCTGTGCATGACAAAAGGCAAACATCTTAGGAGTTATTCCCAATTGATGAAAATGATAAGCCAAAGCCTGCATATTAAAATGCCAAAAATCGTCGAAGTAAATAATATCTTTACTTGTAACAACTCCCGTCGAAGCCAAAGCCATAAGTTGGTTTACCTGGTCACAACAATGCCTATTTCGTTTTAAGGTATCCAAAACCCCCCCAGTTGTAATTGGAGTGACTCCTTTTCTGTTTTCTGTGCTATCTATTCGTGCATATCTTATATCAGCCTTAATCCAATTCCGTTCCAACCAACCTGTAATAGGAGCAGACCACTGCATAGTATATCTTTCTTCATAAGATTCTAATGGTACATAATAAAGCATAAGCTTACCCTTTCACTATTAATCCTACACATCTAACACCCATTCTCGTCAATTTTTTATATAAATAAGTACAATTACACTAATCTTTAATTTTAACCCATTAGAACAAATTCTCATAATTCTGTTATCTCCACCCCAAGCTCCGCAGATAACCACTTAGCCACAATATGCCTATGGCAAAACTTACCCACACCCTCCCAACATATCAGCACAGCATCTGCACCTAACTCCTCATAAACCTTCTTTGCATCCAACTTATCCAAAACCTCCTTACAATAATATTGGGTATAGAAAACTTCGTCTCTATCTTTTCTGTACTTTCTAAGAAACCAAGGCTTCGGTGCTAACTTCGGATAAACCTTTCCTTTATAAAATCGAGGAGCAAACTCAACAATTGCCACTGCTTTTGGATGGTGTCCAGATTTTGCAAAATAAGAAGTATTCATCAAACAATTCCTCCACATCTTATACCAGTCAATAACCAAGCTGCCCTCTGTTGGTCATTCCCAATGAAGACACCTATGTTTCCACTCATTTTTGGATTATATATCTTCCACCCGTAAACAAGCTGATTGTAAAAATTAACCTTTCCCAAATCTACAATAGTATAATCTTGAACAAGAAGGGTATGGGGAATAAAAGTTGGTAAAACTCTTGCAAACTTTCCACCAATATATCGACCCTTCTCCTCCATCTTTTTATATGGATACAAAAACTGACCACAAGCATACCACACCCCATTATTAAAATGAATAGGATTCATAATTGGTTTGTTTGACATTTCCATCCACGCTGCATTTTCCTTGATTGACGTCTTTGTCTCTTCCGGCAGGCAAGTCATATTAAGATAATATATTTGTATCTTCTGAGTCTCAATTTCCTTTTGTACTTTTTTGTATAGCACAATATTTTCAAGCCCAACCTCTATCACCCTCAATCCACACTCATACAGGTAATACTCCCCAAAAGTTTCCAACACCCGAACAATACTTTCATAATCGGACATTGCAAGCCATCGAATATTATACTTTTTCAATAATGGGAGAACCACTTCCATATTGTTGTAGAAGAAATTCTCATCCATGAAGTGGATACACTCATCTACATATTGTGGTATAATGCGTTCATAATCCCCAAAGTGAATACGACCCTTATGTAAATGAGCAGTAGGACAAAAAGGACACTGATTTGGACAGCCAACACTCAACATCCCCGGACGAGCCTTCGTCCAAGGATAGATATGTAAATCACAATCATACTCTTGCCACCTATTACCAAGCAAAGTTTTGAACCGATTTATATTTTCATACTTACCACGCAGAATTTTCTTAAAGTAATCTACTGGCGTCTTAAACGGTATTCTACTCATATCAATCCCTTTGCACTATAGCCCCATTTTCCCCATCCTCACTGACTTGAACAAAATAAGCTCCAAACTCTACATGCAAAGCACTGGCCAACATCTCACACGAATATTCGAATCGACCACCCTCAAATTTTTCCCGTATATACAATTCAAGCTCTCGTTTGAGTTGGATAAACTCTATCTGTCTGTCTCCATGAGTGACCTCTTTACCTAATTTAACATGAAAGATATGACGATGGTAATTTCGCAAAAAAGAAACATCTTCCGGAGCATCCTTCCACCTATGAAATGCCTCAAACTGAGCTGTTACCCATACAATAGTTTTCATTTTATTAACCTCATAAATTCATTTCTTGTTGACAGGTTACTTTCAAACACCCCTGTCAAAGAGGAAGTAACCATGATTGAACTTTGTTTCTCTACCCCTCGACAAAGCATACATAAATGCTGGGCTTCTAAAACACAAGCCGTTCCCGAAGGTTTTAACATTCTTTCCAATGACTCCGTCACCTGATGACAAAGTCGTTCTTGTATTTGAAGTCGCCTGGAAAAAATCTCAAGAACACGAACCAACTTAGATATCCCGATTATCTTTCCATTTGGAATATATGCTATATGAGCCTTCCCGCAGAAGGGGAGCATGTGATGCTCACAAGTTGAATAAAACTCAATATTTTTTAATAACACCATTTGATTGCAAGGGTCCTCAAAAACCTTTAGTTCCATCTTCTGCTTGTAACCACCAAACAATTTCTTATAAGAATCGATAACTCGCTGAGGAGTTTCTTTCAATCCATCTCGCTCCGGGTCTTCCCCAATATACTGCAAGAGCCTTTTGACATTCTCTACAGGCCCTTCATCATGTGTCATTCGCTCCCAAGGAAATGAAACCCAAACACCCTTCACATTCCTATCCGCTCCCCGCTTATCCACAAGAGCAAGAAAAGGACATTCATATGCCTCTATAAAATCATCCCTCGTCTTTCCAGTATCAATAATATCATCAATGAATATACAGTTATCATCTGGCTCTTCCACAAGCTCTGACTCCTTCTCTATATAGGACAAAACAGCTTGAGCAGCATAAACCCCTCCTCGTGGAATACCGTATAATCTCAATGGAGGATTCATATTTACTGCATTAACCTCTATCTTATCCGCTATTGCCTGTGCTCTTATTCCAATATCATTCCAACTTAAATCTACCTTTTCCATCGATACTCCCTTACCTAATATTTATAATCTTCTGTATCTGCACACTCAACCTCCACTTCGGATTCTTTAAAACAAAATCAACAGCATTGCGAAACTTACCAGAGCACGGTTGGATAAAACATTTACCTGCATCCAACTTGGTTACCAACAACATCTCAAAATCAAGCGGCTTTATTTTTCCATCAAACACAACCTTGATTTCATCTGCTTCTACCATACTCTTTTTGACTTTAGATTTGCAACGGCTTTGGTATTTTGGAGACACTGTCACCCAATCCAATAGGCCCGTTTCTTTCAATGCTTCAATTTGAACTGGATTAGTTCCGTTCGTCTCAATAGCTATATAAGTATTTTCTATTCGTTTCCTTAATAAAACACATAAAGATAGCAAGGCATGAATCGTCGGCTCCCCCCCTGTAAAAATAATAAAAGTAGAGGACATCCTTCCTGATAGCTCCTCCACCCTCTTTACTATCTCAATCGGAGTCATTTTACTCTTCGTGATATGATTTGTATCACACCAAGGGCAATCCAAATTACAACCAGCCAATCGAATAAAGACAGCAGGCTTTCCAGTATGAAACCCCTCCCCCTGAATCGAATAAAAGATTTCATTTACGGGGTAAAACATGCTATATTCCCCTCACTCTCCTGTACAGTAACCTTTGTCACTTCTGCACTTGGATTATCAAGACTACTTTTTACCTCTTTGAATATCCACTCTGCAATGTTTTCCGCAGTGGGGTTGAAAGTTAGCCTATCATTCAAATCCTTATGGTCTAAACTTCCCACTACTTCACTTATATGAGCAAAGTCTACAACCATACCGTAATCTGTTAATATTCCAGATACCACTTCCACTTCAATAATCCAATTATGTCCATGTTGTTCACTGCACTTCGATTCATACGGAAGTTTTAATTGATGTGCCGCAGCAATCGTCATCTTTTTTGTAACTGTGTACATTATAATCTCCTCAAATAGAAAAAGGGGAAGCCATAGGTTAGACATTTCCTATGGCTTCCCAAATCTATTCTTATTCCGTACATACTGTATTGGCCTTCCTTGCCGTTGTTACTTCCAGCAATAAGTACCTTTAGCAGTTTTCTTAACAAAATCCTTGGCGACCATATCCCGAAGGTGATTCGCAATACGAGCCACCGGCAACTTAGTCTCCTTGGCAAGCTGCTCCGGCGTCTTTGCCTTCTTGCTGATGTGCTCATTAATTAGAAAACCTTGGGTACCTTCACGACGACCACACTTATCCTTGACAGCAGCCTCCTTCTTAGGCGCCGCTTTCTTCTTTGCCTTCTTTGTCTTCTTAACCTTCGCATCCTCCTTTCTTGAGGTCGCCCGCTTCTTGGCATCATCAACATCCTTTTCACGCTTCTTACCGGCATCAACATCTTCAACGTCAACCACCACAACCTTCACACCTCGCGACTGTCCTCTCAAGATAGTATTTATCCTCCTCTGCATCTTAGCAGTAAGCTTCGCCCCTTCAATAAGGGTATCCAACTTTTCAAACTTACTTTGCAACCGAGCCAGCTTCCACTGAGAAGCTGTTTTGAAGCCCAATGCTTCAAATATCTTTACAGCCCGTGTCTTCGTCACTTCCCCAGTGAACTTCTTTTCTTTTTTCTTCTTTTTCTTAGCCATTCTCTTTGTCCTTTCCTTAACACTATTTTGATTTATTAGAGAGTCTTTAGCAGACTCAAATTTTAACTTATTATATACTTTTTCAATCTCCTCTTTATAACTCTTCCAACGGGTACTTAATGCTATGGTGAGAATCTGTTTTAGACTCTTGCCATCAGATACCATATCCTCAACAAATTCTTCTACCGTTCTTACTTTACTCATTTTACCATCCTTTCAACTACTCTATATTATTATAACGAACTGTCGTAACTCACAAAAAATTATCTTTATTTTGTAAAAAGATTTCAAAAACAACTCTTAACCGCAGGATTCGCTACTTGTAAACAACCATATACAGTAACACACTGAACAGGAAAAAATTCATCGTCTCTCAGTGACACCCAATTCAACCGCATCAATTGTTTCTTTTTCTCATCCGACGTTTGATTTATCCCTATCATTCCAGTAACAGAATCAATCTTACGTCTGTCGTCTGAGAAATTATCCATCTTCATCAATTGCCTATTATAAGATGCAGTATCAGACTGAGTAGCTGTTAATACCAAACAATGATATCTTTGAGATAAGGCTCGCAATCGCTTCCACGTTTCATTTATTCTATCTCGACCTTCTGCCCCTCCACAATCCATATCGAGAATATCAGCATAATCAATTACTATTATATCAGGCCCCCACCCCTCCCTCTCCCAATCCTGCAAAATACTATCAATCCCATCAACACTAAGAGTTGAATTAAAATGGCAGGAGAGTTTGAAATATGAATCCCCGCTTTTTACTTTCTTTTGCATCACCCTCTGACAAGCCTTCTTTGCCTTCCTCCAATCCAACTTGTCTTCAAACTCTATTTCTTTCCAATCTCGAATTAACTTTCTTTTATTCTTACTCCTCACAAGACTCAGTGGATATTTTATTGTGCAAGGAGAATGGGGATGACGGGCAGTACGAATCATCAATCGCCTCATCGTTTGACTCTCACCCATATCTCCAACTTCAAACATTGCAACTTTCCTTCGCTGCAACATCCCTTCGTATGCCATAGTCTGCAACCAAAACGACTTGCCCACCCCCTTCTTACCCATAAAGGCAACAAAACCTTCACGTTCCAATGAACCCTTAAAAAACCTCCCAAGTGCTCCTGGGAATTTAATCAACGATTCTCTCTTGTCCGCAAACGCTCTTCGCATCGCCTCGCTATCTTGAAAAACATCTATCCCTGCACCTACCCCCATCTCAATCTTATTATATTCAATCAAACGACTATGGGCACTTTCTATCTCGCCTCCAGTAACATCTGATTCCACTGATTCAACTAATCTTTCAATTCTTATCTGATTAAAATAGTGACCGGCAATATCAATTATATAATCACTGTTACTCTCCTCCCCCAACTCTTCATATTCTGCACTCAATGAAGACATGAATTGACTTACTAAATTTACAGTGCTTTTATCTTTTGCATTGGCAGACCAAGTTTCAAACATACCTTCAACATTCTTCATTGGTGCTTTTTCATATCTCTTATAATAGTTCAAACACCACTTGGCAACTATATTTGCCCACTTGGACTTGAACATACGATATTGCCATTTAGAAGCAATTCGACCCAGTACAAGAGAGTCAACAATCATACCAATAATTATTCGTCTCTCTTGGTCGCTATTTTTCTTAATTACTTTCATTAATCTATGGAGTTTATATGTTTTTTCAAATGGGCTTTTTTATTACATTTTTTTAACTACGTTTTTCTCTACTACTACTACTTCGTAGTAGAGTAGTGTAGAGAGAAAAGTTCGTTGGGCAAACCATTGGTGGATTTAGAATTGCTTTTTTAACTTTTTTTGAGTTTTGCTTTGCATTGATATGAGTGACTCCTTTCACTATAAAAACAAACCACTCGCTACTGTGAATCAGCAAGTTCTGCAGCGAGTGGTTTAGGATGGTAATAATCCGTTTTATACATATTTGCTGATTCAAAAAATATCGTATTGTATTATAACAGGATGGAACGGCTTTTTATTGTTGTCTCTTTCTTTCATCGAAAAATTAAGTTATCCGTCCCATCCAGTTACTAAAACGAAAAACTAACCTACTCTATACTATTACAGCAAATCATGGTAACCTGTAAAATATTATCAATCTGTAGCAAGGTTAAGCTGTAAACACCCAAGATAGGGTTGAATCGTACCCTGCTCTTGGGTTTTGTTGTGCTACCCTATAACTTTGTACTAAGATTCATTTTTGACCCTTTAGAACTTGAATACTGCATCTAAGGTCTTATAAGGTGCACACTGCTTCACTTGAGTGACTTGCAACCTTTGTACAATAATTCAACTGCTAAAGAAGTCCACGCGATTACCAGCACAAATAAACCGACTGTTTTCCAAATACCCACCTTACCTACAAGCGAATAGAAAACATAGAGGGTTGGAACAGCAAGCAGCACAATTCCAATAATTATTCTTTTCATATAATTTTACCTCCTCACTCTTTTCTTTCTTGGCACAAGCTCAAAGTGAACAGCATCAGGTGATAATGTTCCTACCGAGCCTGTAACCATGTCACCAGCGAGCAGAGCAGTGGTAACAGGTATCATAGGTACATAAATTATATTTAATGTTGTGTCCCATCCAGCCACATTGCCTAACAACCATGGTGACAAGCCAACTTGAATTTTTTGCTTGGCTTCTTCATACCCAAAAAGCCGAGCAGTTAGGATAGTTGAGTTAGCTCTTTTTAACTTCATCACACCTGGAGTTTTTATGTGGCAAGTGTACCGAGTATTGGTTACAGTTGCTCCAGGTGGATTCGAAGTTACAACAACTTCTTGCGTTGGGCCGTGCATAAGAGTTCCACAGCCACTGGTCAACAAAACCAGCACCAAACAAATTGTCAATATTACATTCTTCATTTTGTACCTACCTTTCTTTTTCTAAACTGATATATTTCATGTACAATCAAAAAGGTGAGAGTGAAGTAATTCTACTTGCCAGCTTATTAAAGAATACTTCAGAAAGCGAGCGAGATTCTTTTTGAGAGATTTGCTATACGGAAACAGCAATTTGAAATGATAAGCCAGCGATGTAGAGAAGTGTACTCCACTCCCATAAAGGTGGGAACGAAACAATTCTATTTTTGACCTGTTTGCACAACAAAAGGCGTAATGCGGAAATTCACAACAGGAAATGTAGTAGTGAAAGGAATGGGCAGGCCAATGACATAGAGAAGTGTGTTTCGCTCCCATATGATTTTCAATTTCCATTAAATTCTTTCTTGTCAACTTGCTCCCACTCAGCAGTAAATCCTAAACCAAAAGGACATTCTGTAGGAATACCGGGACTCGTATCTACTGTAAGTTTACATGATTCTTCTTCACCCTCCCTGTCACACTTGTGGCAGAGGTAATAATAAATTTCAGCACTCATTTTAATACCTCACTTCCTCATAATTATAAACACAAAAACAGTCGTGGATTTTTTCTATATGCAACTTACTCGGTTCTGGATTGGCACCCGTAACAATAAATCTGATATTGTCAGTATCGAGAACCCCACTATGTTCTAACATTTTTTTGAATTCAGCCCAAGTCATTCTGAAACCCCCTTTCTAACTTCCATTAATAATAGTCCAAGATGATTTTGTCCTTTCTTATATTTGCATTTTCTGCATTTACAAATACCCCAATAATTATCATGCCAACAATTCCCTTCCTCCAATTCCATAAAACCAGTGCTAATAAGCTTTTGAAACAATTCGGGGTTTTGTGTAAATTTTAATTTGAGTACATTCTTCATCACTTGAAGTTTAACCTCTTCCCAATCTGGCCTAAGTTTAACAGTTCCTCCTAATGACTTAGCTTGTTTTGGTGAAGGGATTTTTCGTATCAATTCCCTATCCTTTTCGGTCATTGTTTTTCTGGCTTGAAAAAGATGCTCAGCAGTTGTATATCTCCAATCATTCCAAATGATAGGACTGGGATAAAAATTACTTAAAAAACGGTATTGGCCTACAAATGCCTTTATCGTATTCATTCTAAAATCTCCTTCCTTAATTTCTGAATTTCTTCCATACTGCTTTCCCCAGCATCCTTCGCATCTAATACCACATTGTAAGTATCACCAGGAAAGACTGACAAGTCATTACTTAACCTTTCCGCTCGCTTCTGTGCTTCATACTCATTGTCAAAGCAAACAGCTCTGGTTGGATAGCTTGCCATACGTTCAAGCTGCTTCGTTGAATAACCAAGACCAAAAGTACAAACAGCACCTGGTCCAGTCATCCACACATCGGTAATTCCCTCTTCTATAATTATAGCATGACGAGCGTAATCCTCTCCATATAACAATTCGTGATGAGGCATTGATTCCTCATTCTCACCCGCTGATATGTATCTGGTTATATATTCCTTATCTGAAATTGTACGGGTTGTCCAACTCACTATTTTGGAATGATAGATGATGGGAATAAAAATTCTCCAAGCCAACCTACCACTAATTCCAATACCTTGAATACTCCAAAGCCTTTCAAGCGTCCTGTAATCAAATCCTCTGCGATTAAGATAACGTATATGAGTATCTCGTAACCCACCCACATTTTTAGGAATAATAAGTTCACCTGTTGGCTTTACTTTTTTAATTAATGAAGGCTCCAAACCAGTCAACAGCTTATTAATTTCATAGTAAGACCGACGTGTAATGGTCATCAAAGCACTGGCAAGAGAATGACCTCCACATCGCCAACAATTTAAGTAATTGCCCTCAATGGAATATCCCAAGTGCCACCTATTACTATTGTAACCACAATAGGGGCAGTCAATTTGTATCCAGCCTGGCCTACAATGGTGATGTCCTGCTGGTGCTGTAGGAATACCAAGCTGAGATAATATGTCTTTGAATTTCATCGATGCTCCAATTCAAATAAATAACGCAATATATGTTGTGTCATTCTTATACTTATATCTTCTTCTTTGGCTTTCAAAGAATACTTACAAGATTTGCAGGTTACCTCATTTGGCTCCACCGTACCACATCCTTTCACCCGGTCTTTTATGTAAAAAATTCCATAACGATGTGTGTCACTGATATCAAATGCACCGCACAGCGACTTATAACCTTGAGATGTTTTTATAATCCAATGTGTCTTTGTTTCTTTCATTTCCTATCCTTTCATTTTATTCTTCCTCAAATCCTTCACATCCACCTACGATTTTAATGTGAGCATAATGTTTCTCGAAACATGACGCACAGCAAAACGTCATCTTGGAACAACTGCATGGACAATCTTCACGGTTCTCAAAAAGCTCTCTGTTAAAGTATTTACAGCTATCACAAAATTCTTCCATGACCGCGGGCAATAGCATTACACCTGACCCTCCACATGAATACGAATCCCCACTTTTGTTTGTCCCTCCTGTGGTTTCGCTTCATGTCTAAATTCATCTACAGCCTGTCTCAATCTGGCTTCCAACTTAGTCTCAATTTCGTCAAGAGGTAAAGTGAAAAAACCAAGGTTGTTAATGTACTGTTCCGCTGCCAACATTATCACGTCGACGATTGGCTTCCCTTCTCCTGCTGCGGGTGGCTCTGGAACCGTTAAGATTAGTCTTGCGTGTGCTATAATTCTCATTTTCTTTTCCTTTCAATAATGCTCTTTCTAACATGTCAAATATTCTTAGTGGATTCTTCTTCTTGTTACCATCCAACACCTCGGAGAGTACACCACTTCTCAACTGCAATATTTCACAAAGTTTATGTTCAACGGTATGCCTTGCAACTAAATAATATATGACCAATGCCTTACCACTATTTTGTTCGTAAATTCTATCTTCCCACTGGGTAACATCACCCGGAGTCCAATCAAATTCGAGCCCCACACCTATTGCTGCTTTTGATAACTCTATAACTGTTCCAGCAGCCTTAGTTTGACCAATGAATAATCGACACCATTTCCTCCTTTGAAAAGTCTTAACAGCAAGTTGACGCTTCTTACCTCTAACATGCCCATCAACCACTACACAAATATCTTTATACTTAACCTTGAGTTCCTTAATAATATTTTGATGGATAGCAAAGACTGCAAGCTTACCATCATTCTCCTCTAACCAATCGTCTATCCATTTTAGAACACCAGGCATTTTTAATGAGGCAGCAAGCCGTTTCAAATACCCCATCTGAACGAGACGTTCTGCTTTCTTTGCTTTGGTTGCTCGTATAACAGAACGTCCGCGAAGCCAATTAATAAAATTGTACTCAGCCTCCTCATATTCACTTCTACATGAAATAGGTATTGTAACAACATTCCTTTCTTTCGGTAGGTCATTCGTTACATCCTCTCTCAAGTCTCGAACCATACACCAAGCATTCATATCATTGTGAAGTTCATCTAAGTGAGACGACCCATTATATTCCCACCCCCATGGCTTATGTTTTGGTTTGCAATACCTCCATTGGAATTTCACGATGGAATCATACTTATCAGGACGCAATAAATTCAAAATATTAAAAAGCTCCTTAGGTTTGCTCTTAAGTGGTGTTCCTCCTAATGCAAGAAGATATGGCAAACCGCTTGCCAATTCATAAGCTGCCTCATAACATAGAGTGGTGGACTCTTTAATATAATGCACCTCATCGAGAATGGGTACTGTTACATCTGCCCCTTGAAGAAACTCAACCCAATATGGGAGTATCTTCCAGTTAAGAATATAAAGTCGATTGTTATGTATAAACTTTCTCTTGTGAGGGGTTTCTCCACTAAGCACTACACTTCTTATTCCATAATATCTTTTTGCAATTTTCTCCCAGTGCCATTTTCCTATCTCTGGACATACCACAACCGCTGGGCCAGCCTTTGGATGCCTCTTTAACCATCGCAAAGCTACAAAGGTTTTCCCCAATCGCATCTGCAAAGCAATTAGAGCACGTCCATTGAAGTGTTCAACCTTCCTTAAAGCCCTATCTTGGTAATCACGCTTCTCAGGTTTAATCATTTTATATCCGACTTACTAAAACATGGTCTTTTATAGACAGACGTGTATTGAGTAGTAGGTTGCCCACCTTAAACACATTTTCGGGAGAAGCAGAGTTGTGAAGGCGTTCGGTAATTTGTGCTATCAACTCCTCTCTATTGATAATGATTCTCTTTTTGGTTATCGACACAGACCTTTTCTTATTCCCAACTCTTTCCCTAATGATACGGCGAACAACTCGACTTATTGTCATTGAAAGATAATCAACATCAGTTATTTGATAAAGCCGTGGAGTACAATAACAATGGTCCAAATAATATTTTATCTGCTCCCTAATTGATTTTGGTTTATTCATTTTTCATCCTCTCTTTTTCTGCTGTTTTAACCTCGGCCTAACAAGTCTTGCCATCTCACTCATTGTATGCCGTTTCAATCCGCGTTCAGTACGCAATACCCAAACAATTCTAAGATGTGAAACATTTATATCCTTTTCAAGCCACTCATGGATGACTTCTGAGTAAATCTTCTTCTCTTCCTTTGTTAATTGCATTGACATTCTTGTACATCCTTTCTAATGACTAATTACCTTCCTCATCTCCCCAAATGTTTTTGTAATTCTGCAAGCTGTCCATCCCCACTGTCTTAACCTATTTCGCAATCGTCTTCTCATATAACTCTTCATATGGTTCATTCGCTTACCACTTTTAAGAGCAGTTAGGAGAATATCATTTGGGGTTTCAAATAACAACTGCACAATAGTCAGTGCATCCTCACCCATTTCATCCAGCAATTCCATCAAAGAGAACGAATCAAACACTTGGAGGTTGACATCTATGCTATCAATAGATATTTGAACATGCCTTGACTTGTGCCTTTGCTCACTTCTAATATAGTTTTTTAGTCCAGCACGAATATATCGTCTTAGCCAAGTGGATAATCCAGATTCAGTTTCGTCATATTCATCAAGTGCGTAAATGAATAACAGGTTGGCTTGACCTATCAAGTCGTTAATTTCTCCTCCATGGCTTGCTTTGATTTCCCAAGAAACCTTAAAAATAAGTTTTTTCATATCTTCATACGTCTCACTCAATATTTCCTTACGCAGCACGTTCCCCATTTATTACCATCCTTTCTATCCTTGAAAGTCCCCGTTCATTCCGTTACCAACCCACCTCATGTAGGCAGGTAGTTTAACTTTTGCACCTTCAGCATTCACTTGATTCTTGCGTATGAACAACCAAAATGTTCTGTACGCCATTGCATATTTATTATTTGGTCTGAACACCTTGTCAAACTCTTTGACATCCATTGATGTAATTTTGTCAAAGTCAATCATCATCCGTGATACTAAACTTGCATAAATTTGGCTAAGCATCACATCTTCTTGCCATGACAGTATGTGACCGACTTTACTGCAAACAGTTTCACAAGCTAATCTTTTCAATGGTAAGACGGTATTCACAAATTCCGATTCACCATCACCCCGCCATATATCGAGATAGACCCAATCAAACTTCCGATTACTTTTATACCCTTTCAAAAACTTTTTGATGTCCGTACGCAAAATTGAAAATCTCTTATCAAGTTTTAGATGATTCCAAACAAGCCTAATAACATCGTTTGATATTTCAATTACCACAACACTTTTAACATTATTTTTCTCCTGCAACTTCTTAACAAAATAACCCAAACCCAAACCACCTACTAACACCCGTCCTTTACATTTCGTTAGAGCACTATGAGCTGAGGCTTGTTCTTCTGGTGAATCAGTCATCCATATACCATCCTTATCCTTTAGAACAGTAATCGGTACTGGTTCATTGTAACAAACTCGCAAAGGCTCCTGCCCTGTGAATATTGCAGTACGCGGTGAGACAACTGTGAGAGGCCTACCAACTGGATGTTCTGTGTGACTTATTTCATACTTTCCTGATTTGCCATTAGGAATATGTATTGGTGCAATAAATTTTAATTGTTTTGGATTCCTTAACATTTTACCATCCTTTCGAAAACTATTAATTGGCACTATTCAATATGTCAAACAGTTTAGCCAAATTGCCTGAGGTAATCGCAGTATAACCCTTCAAGTAACAATAAACCGTTCCATAACTCAAGTCGGCATCACGTGCCAATTGGGCAATACTAATTTTTTTTGCTGCTATTAGCTTTTTAAGGTCTTTTCTGAAATCCGTCTTTTCCATTTTTATACCTCTTATAACTTCTTTGCAATCTTGTTTAATACTTCTCTTTCCTCGTCTTGCCGGTCATCTAATTCCTCTAATAGAGTGTCATCGGTTAGTTCATTGACATGCCTTGCTATCAATTCATCAATGACTTCTGGTTTCAAGGCATCTAACTCCCAACTCTCAATTCCAAATTTATTGATGTATTTATCTTTCCGAGTGTCCGTTAATTTTACCGGATTAGGAGGAGGACTGTATTTTTTGACTTGGTCGTAATTTAATGCTATACGCTTAACATGAACATTGGATAAGAATGTGTCAAGTCGGTCCTGAATATCTCTCGTCATGTCTAAGCCACTGGGGTCATGGTCGCCAAGATGTAAAATAATTGTTTCCTTACCCTCTTCTTCTTTCGCTATTAACCGTTGAGCAGCTACCCACATGGCTGACAAACTTGTATAACCATGACAAGCAAAACTCAACACATCAAGTCTTCTACAAACCCGTTCTAAAATTCCTGCTAAGGCATCCTTTTCTACCCATACCTCAATATAATAAGGTTGAGTCTCCCTGGTATCAACCCTATAAGAACGAGCACAAGTCTCGATGATTTCCTTAGGGCTGTCCCAATGTTGATTTTCAACTGGCTCTCTTGTCCTGTCAACAATAGCATCCCAATCAATTAAACCTGCTAACCGTCCTTTATTAACAGTAGTCATAAGCCATATATAATTAGGATTTGCATTCTTAGTTCCATTGGGGTCTTTTACATATTTCCTTCCTGTCCATGTCCACTTGCGTTCTTCTGGAAATAAATCCAATGCTACAAATTGATAATAAACCTGCCGAATGGTTAACTCATATCCCTGCTGCTGATAATCTTCAACGATTGTATTTGCCTGTTTTATCAAATTTAGACTATCACCTCGAAAGTTTTTTGATATGTATTCTATCTTTGCCATCTTAATTCTCCCTTAAATATTTAATTTTTTCCGTTTTCATAAAGCCAGTGTCCGGCCTTGAACCGGACAGGGCTGCCTGTCTGGCTAAATTGACCTAATAGTTAACAAAACTATCGGTTTTCCTTTAGAACGAAAAGAAGAAATGCTTTTGATGTTTTTGCAGTCATTCAAAGTACATGCTTTTGTGGGTGACAATTCTTTTCTGAAATCCATTTTTACTTCAGCATTCCAATTTTGCTTTGCCAACATCTCAATTAATTTTCTGAGTTTCATTTTACCATCCTTTCGATTTATTTATTAAATTTCTAATGCCCTGTGCTGGAGTCGAACCAGCATTCCGTTCAGAACAATAAAAAAAGGGCCAACCTCCTTGTTGACCCCTCCTACCTTCCTTGGTAATACTACTTTTCCTTCCTTGCAATAAAAACTACTTCTCCTTCTTCCAAGAAGCTCGTCCCTGCTTGTCTTTCTTCACAAACCCTTTTCGGGTCATGTCCCAGATATGTTTTGCAACACGAGGTCTTGGCAGCTTGCTTTCCTTAGTAAGCTGGTCGATACTCTTTGGCTTTCTGGAAATATGAGTATTGATTCGAAAACCTTGAGTGTTTGGCCTACGTCCACATCTGTCTGTTTTTGATTCCTTCCGTGACGTGACTTTTTTGCTGCCCTTTCTCTTTTTGTTGCTTGAACTCTTTTTGGTTGATTTTTGTGTAGCCATCTGTCCATCCTTTCAAAAAGGTTAATAAAATTAGTTAATGCCCTGTGCTGGAGTCGAACCAACGTTCCGTTCAGGGCTGGGTTTTATTGATAACGTTCCGGATGATTTTGTGCTTCTGCCAACATTGTGTGCATTGTTGAAATAGCGTCGTCACCATCATCAGTATGATATGATTTGTCATCATCGAGTATGCCGTTGATAAAGACTTGGACAACATACTCTTCCCAATTATTATCATATTTGACATTCATTCTGACTACTGTTGTAATTTCTTTGTGAGTTATTGTGACTGTTTTGCCGTCTTTTAATGCCTTCATAATTACCATCCTTTCAAAAAAGCTATTATTTAATAAGGCTCCGTTTGGGACTTGAACCCAACACACCAGTCGGAGCCATCTTTTCGATTTACAATTATTATTTCTACCTTTTTTGTCTTCCGCCCTATCACCCATACTCGGCTTTTTTGACAGTGCGTTAATAACTAAACCTAAAAACTTGCAACCTTCTAAGTCGGTGCTTACCGAACCATTTTTTTGGTTGACTGTTTTTAGTTTTACATTTGGAGTTCGTCGGAGTGGATAAAAAATAATGGCTACCGGATTTCTCCGATTTCAACAGGTCTTGAAAAAAACAAAAAATTACTAATGGAATAAAAACCATCTAAAAATGTTATCTCAACATTTTTCTAATTTTTTGGTTTCAACATTTAGCCTACCGCCGCCTGTTCTCAATTTCTGGACATTGCCTTTTTAACTGCCCTGCATATTATTAACTTTTCAATATAACTAACTTCTACTCTATTCTATAGAACATACTCTATATAGTCAACTATAAAATTAAAAAAATAAAAAATATTTTTGAAGTCTACACTCTTAGACTAAAAAGCAGGATTTCAACCAAAAAAATTCTCATTTTTATTTTAAGTATTCTACAGTATCTTTACAGCACCTCCCGGTTTGTAATTTAATATAGGAATAAACAAGGGTGGCCAGCCTAACTGAATACCACCCTTGTGAAGGAGTGATAACCTTTTTGGTTCTTACGTTGGAGATGACTTAGTCGAGTTGTTTTTCAAAACATCAAAAGCACCGCTCGCTGATAACCCAATTAAAATTCCAGCCATAATTGGGTTTGGTAACTTCTGAAGAAAACACAACCCAACACCAAGAGCAAGCGACACCAACGGCAGCAAATAACTATACGCTTTTAACTGTGGTACTTTTTTGATTTGCTGTATGATAGCAGCAACAACCGGAATGAGTACCAACATTGCCGGTGTCAATTCAATATTGTTAAGCTGTTCCACTGTCTTCACCTTCTTTCTTTTTCCTACCAAACAATATTGAGGTTAATATACCACCACCAGCAACCAATCCAGCACCCCAAGCCAACAAGTAAGGATTACCAGTCGCTGCTCCAGCCGCAGCAGCACCCTGCCCTAATCCAACACCAAAATCAATCCAACCCTGAACTTGATTGGGGTCAGCAATACCAAACGGGTTGTCTTGAGTTGGTGCCACACATCCCACCACAATTAAACACACAACCAATACCAACAAAATAAAACTATTTCTCTTCATAATTTTCACCTCTTTTCTTCTTCAGCTAATATTTCCACTTCATCGGCTTCTGTTTTATTTATACCTCCTTTCTGGTACAACACCATGAACCTCACTCATTGTTTTGTCTCCAGTTTGTCAAGTCTTTGCACAATGCTTTCCAATTGTTCGTTAGTAATATTTGCTGTTTGTTGTCTCTCTGGAATTTGTTTTGGTTGTGGTGGCTTTGCTGCTTCAATTTCTTCTGGAGTTTTATCAACTACTTTTCCATCAACACCAATACCGACAACCTTTTGTGTTGCAGCATTCGCTTTGCCTTTTATTACAAACTCACCATCTTGTGCTTGTAAATAGAAAGTATTATCTTGACAAAAACCGGTTCGTAAAATCTTCCCATGTTCATCATATACTATAAAGTTTTTCATTTCTTTGTCTCAATAATGAATATGTTGGGTACATAGAAAGCTACGTCGCCATGCACCTCTATAGCACCAAATGTTATTGTATAAGTGTAGGTATCGGCACCTGGCTCGTCAGTAATTCCACATGCCCAAGGAATATTGGTATATTGGTTATCTAAATATGTCCAATGGTACAATGTCCCAGTGTTGTAAATAACCACTGCATCTCGCTTCACCTGTATTTGAAATCGCCACTGCTGCCAACCATCAGGGTGAGTTTGCCTAAACCAAATCAGCCCAGAAGTACTAATATATAAATTCTTCCCTGTAGTTGTAAAGACTAAACTTGTACCAGAAACAGATGCTGGAACAGTAATTGCTTCATCTTTAACTTTAATAGTCTCTACAGCCAAATCTTTTATCTTCGCAGTTTCAATTGCAGCATTAGCAATCTGTGCATAGGCTGCTGTTATCGTACCAACCTGAAGAACACCCGCATGAATTGACGAGAATGGTATAGTAGGATAAGCAACGCCGGCTACATTTCTACACATATACCATCTACCTAACGTAATTGCAACAGCAGCATCGTTAGTGTGTCTAAATGTTGTTGTAAAACTGGGGTCCCAATAAATGAATTCATCAGTTGTATTGTCCGCTGTTATTTCATAACTGTTACCTTTATATCTAAAGAGGATAGGGTCATCAGCATTGAACTTAGACCATGCCACAGTATCTCCACCGCTCCCGGTCCACTTGCAATTGCTTGTCGAAGGTGCATCAACATCAAGTTGCGGTGGTGCCATTGCATTTATCATATCAATAATAGCAGGCCATGTCACCGGCTTCATTAATGGATTGGCAGGATGAGTCCAGATAAAATGTTGGTCAGGATTATCAGGGTCAAGGTCATCAGCGTTAAAGAGGTCAGTATCATAAGTTTCTACTGTCACATCAACATAGTTATCTGTTCGTATATCTAATTTAATGATGCGACGTGTTTGAACATCAGATGTCCCACCGACTGCACAACTATCGTTTTTACGAGGCGGTGAAAGCCAAGTCTCTGCAATAGTCACTGTATTATTTGATACAGATATAACGGTATAACTATCTGTCCTTATACGCTTATTAACTGAGTCAAAAGTTCTCAACCACAATAAATTGCCTGCTGGTGCTGCACAATGTCTGTCAAATTTAACCTTATTATTCGCTACCTGCCTCACAACTCTAAATGCTTCACCCCAGTCTGGTCGCTTAGATTGTACTCGAATAACCTGCCCAAGTTTATACCTAAAAGCATCTTTATGTTTACGGAAATTATTTATATTGTTAATAAGGCGATTACGTTCAAGTGCATAATTTGCGGTGTGTATAGCTGTCCCGCGTGTAGTAATTCCAACACCTTCAATTGTTACTACCCGCGTATAATGTCCACCATCTTCATTAGGCAATGGACACGATGTTCGTTCATAACCGCGACGTGCATCGGCAAACATTACTTCTACTTTACCTGCAAGCTCAGTGTCATCCACCCAAACATTCTTCCATGAACGAGCCATTATATTATCCATAGTAACCAAATCAATTATACTGGCAGCACTTACTCTGGTATCGATGTATCCTGTTAGTGTATTTCCATACCAGTATAAATAAGCTCTACCAATCTGGGCAATTTCATTTGCAAGTTCCCATACATTAGTTTGGAAATCGATGATAGTATCACAAGCACAAAGGTCTTCTTGACCACCGTAACCATCATCTACTTGTCTTGAACAGAACTCTGCCCAATCATAAAAGAAATCAAGGTCCATGTATTCTGGACTAAGGCCTTCATAATATTCAATCACCCATGGGTCAGGACCAGTTCCTTCACCACTGATAACCGGTTGTGTAAATGCATCATATTCAACCCATGAACGATTCCTACTGTACTCCAAATTCCACGATGTGCCATCATAGACGTTGACAATTCTATCTTCACGAATAACCATTACATCAATATCACCACTTAATTTATTTGTTGCTAATGCAGTAACACCGATGATTGCTTTGCCTGGATACGTGAATGGTACGTCAACAACTTCACGAACGCTTTTAATGTAGACACTATTGACATGACGTTCGGCGATGCCTGTCATATTTTGAAATTCTAAATCATATTGTTTACCTCTTTCAAGGTCTGCCCAAAAGTCACTAACCTTGTAAGCTTTAAAATATGGATTAGGTGTTCGTACAGAAACACCGTCAGTAAAGATGGTCGTCCAAGACTCTGTATCATGTTCTCGAATACGAACTCTCACATGGCATGTCGAGTAATCCATCCCACCTTCTTTATGATACTTCCGAAGTCCATTTGGCCACATGATTGTCCATTCAAGGTCATCAAAGAAATCATTGTGAGTGGTATAAATTACTGGTTCACCTAACAGAAGTTCTATGCTTAGTGGGTCTTCAAGTTTTAACTTCTCGAAACCTGTCATACATGACTGACCCATCGTACCTACACGTTCTTGGATATCTACACTACTAAAGTTCGCTGCTGGCTGGTTGTTGAACCAAATTTTTGCTGCACCTTGTTGGGCCTCTTCAGTGTTCACCCGAGCTTCAAATCTTGAACAAAGAATTCCCATATATGTATCTTCTGCTCCCCAAAGCGAACGGCCATATAATACCATTTTCATCTTCGTCACGTCGCTCCAAGGACCCTCTATCGTGACAAGGCTATCAATACTTGTTCCTATTTCGTGGTAAGAGCCACTATAATATACTGAGACAGAATTTGTTTGGGAAGACCATCCTGGTACACAGAGCCAAGTCAAATGATAAGTTACTTCCTCCAGTGTTGTGATAGTATCATCAAAGGTTACCTCGATTGTTATCTGTGCCCAACCATCATAATAGTTTTGAAACACATCATTGAACAAAGAAGAATCCACTCCATAGTGCGTATCTTTATTACCGTCTAAACAATCTTCTGGATTACCATGTGCCGTACCGGTAAATCCAGAGCCAACAGCAACACCACCATTTATTGCCAAAGCTAAATCTTTAACATATAAATCTTCATAGACAACACCTTGTGTAGGACCATCACAGTGTTCAACAATCATATAAAGAATTTCACGGTCTGTACCACTGACATCAGTCCACTTAGCAATAATATTGCCATGATGACCATTACGACCATAAGCACGAGGTCGAACAATGCCTACCTGTTGTGTTGTGCGTGGCCTCCAACTTCGACTCTGTGCATCTCCTTCAGCAGTGGGAGCTTCTTGTGGTTCCTTTGCGAGAAGTTTACCACCATAATACCCTATAGCTGTCGTAATGGCAACTGAAACTAAATACCAAAAAATTGCTGTGAGGGTTATTACTGCTAACATAGCTATACCTTTATAGAACTTGGGTCGAGACCTAACTCAGCACCCCAATGCTGTGCGTTACCTTTCATATAACAATCTTCAAATAATCCTGTGCATGTTGTATCCGCTCCACCGTATCGACATTTTACACCTTTGAAAAGACTGGGTGTTGCAAGATTACAAACTGAAGAACTGTATAAATCACGTGGTATTTTTTGTGTCAATGGATTAGGAATACCAAGTGAAAAAACAATCCATTCACTGTCACTTCCGGCCGTTAATATCGAATAGATAGTTTCAAAATCTTGTACAGGAGTATCAAGAAAACTCTCGCAAGTTCGTATAAGTTTAACATATCCTTGTTTCATACCCTTTGAAGCATTCATTATTGCTTCTAAATTATGAACCTCGTCATGTGCCACACGAAATGCAAGACTCGGAATTGAACCATCTCCTGAAAGCTTTTGCTTTTCGACTTCAAAATTACTTTTTGGATAAGTATTCTCATCATAAATAACTTTTGCAGTATTCTTTGCAATACGAACAGTATCGAAATTTGGAACAATAATTTCAGCGAGCCATAACCACGCTTCTCCACTATAAGGATTGAGCAAAGTTTCAAGTATGAAAGATGGTATAGCGATGTAGAAGACGCGTACTGTAAGCGACTGTTGAGTTAAAGTCAAAGCCTGTGTTTCCATCAGTATTGTCGAGCTAATGACAATCGATGGAGCGTGTTGTGTTAATGCTAAAGCCTGTGTCGCTGGAAATATTGTAAAGTCATATGTAACAACTGGAGCGTGTTGTGTTAATGCTAAAGCCTGTGTCGTGAGTAGCACAGTACTCAACGGGTATGCTAAAACTGCGTGTTGTGTTAATGCTAAAGCCTGTGTCGCAGGAAATATTGTAAAGTCATATGTAACAACTGGAGCGTGTTGTGTTAATGCTAAAGCCTGTGTCGCTGGAAATATTGTAAAGTCATATGTAACAACTGGAGCGTGTTGTGTTAATGCTAAAGCCTGTGTCGCAAGCTCAACGTAACAACTGTTGTAAGGCGCATTTGGTGGCGTGAAGTTCGATGACCATCGCATGATACCTTTGGACATTCGTAATTCGTCTATCCAACCGTCGAAATTCGCTTGTGAACCATCTTCACGTACACTACCAATGATTAAAGGAACAGTATTCGTATAAGCAGTTCCATCTATTGTATCTTGTGTCGAATAAGTACATTCAAAGCCATTAACAAACAACATCATTTTATTCGTTGTTCTATTAATAACCATTGCAACATGATACCACGTATCAACAGCAAGTGCTCGATTGCTTGCAACAGAATTAAATATAGTTGGGCCAGCCGTTTTGTCGCAACGTCCACACAAGAAATTACTGGCGTTGATAAAGAATCCTATTTGATAATATGTTGGTGCACTATTCTTTGCTACAATCCATTGTACTTTACCGTTAGCATTAAGCCTAACTCTGCAATCTATTGTGTAATGTCCTGCTCCTCTATCCCAATCAACATGGTTAGGATAAAGAACACAATCACCTGTACCGTCAAATAATCCACTGGCATCGTTAAAGTATTTTTGAGCGGTATCAATCTGTGCATCATTTATAGCGGTATCTGCATGGCCTGAATCACTACTATCGGTAAAGTCTGTTGACTCGTCAGCACCTTCAAAATGAAGTAGAAGTTTTGTGTTGGCAGTTGAGACTGTTAGTGCGTGTTGCGTTAATGCTAATTCTAATGTTGCTGGTAGAACAGTTATATTTACTCCAGCACCAGCTATGCGTTCAACAAGTGAAGGCCATCTGTAGCCACAGAACGGTTCTTGAGTAAGTTGAGTGACTTCTTTGTTGGTAAGGTCGCGGTCATATAAATCAACGTGTCCAATAGTACCTGTGAAATATTTGTCGGCAGCCAACGAAATAAAACGACCGATTGCAGGCACACCGTTCGCTGTAGACATAAAGAATCCTGTACCAGAATAGGCACCACCATCATTCACACTGTCGATATAAATATCCATATCGGTTGCACTGCGAATAACCCCAATTATACAGTAATATCTATCAACTGCTAAACTTGTCAGTCCAATTTTAGTTCGACGGTCTGCTGAAGTATTTCCATCTCCGTCACCATACCATAGTTGTACTTTGTTCGAAGGGTTGATAGCAAGATTTGCACCATAATATTTATTATCTACTTCATGCGTTAGCAATATTGGGTCCCAGGCACCAAGTGCTGAACGCTTAATTGTAGCCACAATCGTTATCGGTAAAGCTAAAGTTCCAAGACTTGGTGCGTTTATTTTATCAGTACCGTCAAAATATACATTCGGACCAAATTTGCCTTCTTGCCATACAGGTTCTTGTCCTCCTGCACCAAAGGTTCCAACTTTCCAATTCCCGCTTTTATCCTCAACAGTTAAACCTGCTCCTGCTAACATATCCCAAGCAGCAATAAGATTTCTATTTATGAGCAGGTAGGGATTCCTCTTGGCACCGAGGGGAGGTTTTCTATCAGGTACGTATATGCCACCGTTAGAATACATTATATCTCAAAGTTTACACTTCGGCTTTCATCAACTGCATCTGGGTCGATTGGTAATACAGCAATCTGAATTAAATCCGTTATTTCAAATTCATCAGAGTCACTCGGCCAGTTACCGTCATTATCGGAAAATTCCATATACAAACGACAAACTCCGTCACCAGTAGCTAAATCATGGGTTGTTTCAAATATCCCATGCCCACCCCATTGCTTTTCTGAAGTATTATCAATCGCAGTTCCTTCAACCTCACCGCCATCAACTATCGTTCCAGCACCAAAACCTAAGTTTTCAGTAATGACCGTATCATCGACTTTTGCTCCAGCAACGATTTTCCAAAGACTTAACCTGATAGCAATACGAGCACCATCGGCATAAGTCATAGTCTCCCCTGTCTGGTTTATCATTCTTAATCGAAACCATTTAGCTAACATCTGCAGCCTCCTTTGCATTAAGATAATCCACACCAGCGGTCTCTACAGGATTGGTAACTGAAGGTTCTATTCTTTCTTTATGCTGTTTATAAATCTTATCCCACGCCGCTTTCATATCAATAGGTTTTCCAACAGCAGCTACTCTTATTAACTGTTTAAGTTTATAAATATTACCCGTTTCAACATGCGTCGCCACAATTTTTGATAGCTCTGCCATATCCCCTTTCGGGAATTTCTTGTCAAAAGGGATTATACTTACAACTTCTCTTTTTACTTTCCAGGACATAATATTCGCCTCAATAAAATAATTTGTAGGTATTGTTATGCTGTTGCCAATGTGATGATACCGTTCACATGCCATTGAAGTTTGAACGTACCAGCTGCAACAATCTTCTCACCACCAAAGTCCCATGTACCAATCAGGTCGTCAGTTGCATGTGTGTCGTCGTAAAGTGCTGCATGCCAGGCAGAGAACGTTGCCGCAGCCCACTCAGTATCAGTACCATCCCATTTGGTAGATGCTCCCTGTGTGACTCCTTTACCGGCTAACTCTTTTGTTTTCTGAGCATAATTACCAGCGGCAGCTAATTCATTGCCATCGATGTCACCAATGACATTATGTGCTGCATTGAAGGCATGATTGTTATCCAAAAGGATAACTTTAATGGTGTCTGCTTCTAAATCTACTTCACCGTTCATAAGGTTCGCTTTGAACCTACTGTACATTCCTGAAGCCATGATAGCTCCTTTCTTTAACCTATCTTATTTGGTTTGGCTGCTATTTGTAAACATTCCATATGGACAGTACAATCCTGTCCACCTTTTGCATTCGGAGTTTCTTCTGACCACGTGTCCTTGCATACAGGTTTATTGTTCTTATCGAAGTGGTCAACCCTAACTAACTTGTCACCGATTTGAGTATAAATTTCAGTTCCAACTTTCCAATATTGTTTACCGTAAAGAGTTATAGGTACTGCTTCCATAATAGTTTCCTTAATTAGCTTCTGTCTGTAAAAGGTTTAATTGAATACGCCATAAATCTTTTCGTCCGTCTAACCGGCATTTAGGCTTACTGATAAAGCAAACAGTGTACCATGTAGAATCCTGTTCATTGTACCAAGGAAATTCCTTTGCTTTATTTATTTCGTAAAATGCCACCACTGTAAGTTTATCTACTTCAATTACGCTTCGTAACTCTGGTGTAAAGGTACGACCATCAAAAGTAAATAATTTATTGAGTACAGGATAGCCTGATGCAGTTGAGTGAACTAACACGGCATTATCTGACTTCTCATCACTAAAGTTATGACTTGGCCCTCGTGAGAGACCCGGGAAGGAACTTATTGTCGTCAGTGCAAATTGTGTCAAACTAAGCTCCTGAGTCGTCATTGCTACCACGTGGCCAACATCTGGTAGAACTGGTGTGTGCTGTTCTACTACCAACTCTAATACTTCTGGAAATACTGTCATATCAGCCATTAGTGAACACCTCTTATACTTCTCCGATATAGACTATCAGTTCCTGCAGCCTTCATTGATACATCAATAATTCGCTGGTCGGATTGCATATATTCCTCAACCTCAACCTCTACGCGGTCGGATATTGTATTGTAAACATTCACCGTAGATTTACCGTAGCTACCATTAACACCTGAGTATGTTTCGCCCTTATGTATCTTAGCCCAACCTGTTTTTTCTACATAACCTCCATGTTGTGCTGATTCATAATAACCCGGTTTTGCTTGTGCTGACATTTCTGCACCTACCGTACCGGCTCCCGGACCGAACAAGCTACCGATACCACCTGCGACTGCACCCAATGCTACCTGAGCAAAGCCTGGTTTCCCCTCTTTGCCTGTGATAAATTCAGCCAATGGTCGTGCTAAAGATTCGTACATAACTATTTCTGTTATCATACGCAAAATAGCACGTCCCATGTCTTTCAATGCATCACTAAGCCTTTTGCTTTCAAATATCATTTTGTCAATAGCTTCACTAAAGGACCTTGCCATACCCGCTGCCATATCAGCTTGAACTCTTCCCAACTCTTCTGTCACCTCTTTCGCTACCTCTTTTGCTTTTTGTAAAGTGCCAACAAAAGCTTCTTCCATTGGCTCTTGCTGTTCTTTAGCCGTCTGTCCTATAGATTTAAGCGATATTATTAACCTTTCCGACGCGGCATCGACTCCCACTAACAACTTCGGTGGAGTCATGCCCATAAGCTCGTCTCTGGTTTGTCCTAAAACCTGTTTAAGTCTGGGCTCAACAGGAGCTATAGCAGTAGGTTCCTTTGCTTCTTTTATTCTTTTAGCAATTCCTCTCAACCCCCAGGCTTCTAATGGCTTATAATATTTTAATTTCTCAGCCAGCTTTTCAAATTGTGCTGCAATAGTATCCCCAAACACTGTTATAAAAGCATCGGCAGCTTTGACAGCAGCAAACTCTAAAATTATAACTATAGATTTTCCAAATCCTTTAAGGAGTATTATACCTACATCTAAACCCAGTTTAATTCCTGCACCAAAGTCCGACCTCATAAATTTTAAGAATTCTATAAATACATCTTTTGCATAAGTAATATAGGCAACGGTAGTTTCAGCCCAACGACCAATTGCATCTTCATTGTTCTTAGCCCATTCTTTTATTGCCTTAGCTGAATCTGTTATCGCAGGCAATAATGCACCACCTATTTTTTCAGAAACATCACCAAGAGCATTCCACATCTGCTTCAAACCACCCGACGTTGTCTTCGCCCTTTCTTCTGCAAGTTTGAAACCTTCAGCACAAACCCTGGTAATAATTTCCAATTGTTCAGTCTCATCAGTAGTCGCTCTCAGTGCAGGTATATACCGACGAAGCATTGTAAACTCACCCTGTTGGGCAAGAGCTATATACATAGCCATTGACCTAATATCTCTTCCAGTGGCTGTCGCAAGACCGATTGCTTGTTTTGCAGCGAGTTCAAGCTTGTCCGCAGTAACACCCAAACTCTTTTGCAATTGCATCAAAGCCAAAACTTCCTCATCACCATAGATAGTAGCCTTTTGAATACTTGCAGCAAAAGCTCTAAACCTATTCTCAATTGTTTGTGTCCATTCGCCTGCAATTTTAAGAGCGGCAGTCAACAGAAATACAGCATCCTGTTGTTTCATTGCTGCTCGTGTCGCAAGGGTCAAAGCTCCTGCAATTGCCAAAGCCCCCCACTTCGCTATACGAACCATTTTATCAAAGGCAGCTTTGAAAGAGGTAGCTATCTTACTAAATGAATTTTTAATTGTTGATACAGTTTTCACAACAAGAGTCTTAGCCTTGGCAAGCTGAGCAGGTAATTTGCTACCATCAACCTTTATCTCAACATCGGCTGTCATAAAATTCATTGGTCTAACTCTCTTTCAATTCGAAAGCATTCTATAATTGATTCAAAAACTTTTCTAACTTCATCAGCATCATAGTACAGTTTAACAACATCTAATACCGCTGTATAATCAAGACCCAGTATTTCACCCATAGACGTCAACTTCAACTGACCTCTGACAAGCGAATATATATACCAAATCTCAACATTGTTTTCATCTAACTCTACATAACAATTATCACAAGGTGGTTCTGTACCGTCGTTGTCATTTAATTCTATACAGACTTCACAGTCGGGTTTTTGACATTGTCGCTCGATGAAATCGGCAAGTTTTTTACTCTTGCCTCTTCAATTGTTGCGTTCGCTTCAACCAATATTTCAAGCGAAGTCACGATATGCTTTACAAAGTCTGTAACCTTCATCATTTTAACTTTGTTCTCAGCATTACATTCGAGCGGCTGTCCGTCAAGTTCTACTGCTTTCCAATCGGTAATACAGAAATCCCACCGCATCTTTGAAGACAGCTTCTCATCAACCGCAGGGTCATCATAAGCAATACCTCGTTTGACCTTCTTTCTTTTCTTGATAGTCATTCTCTCAATTCGTCGGTTCTCTTCAGTACTTAATTCCCTTAGGCACACACCACCAAGGTCTTCATTGGTGGAATCAAAATAAAACCACGTACCTGTATTAGCTGAATTAAACTGTGGCATTTCATACTCCTTCAATTATATTTTTAGTTTACGCTGGTGTGGTGAATGTTTTATCTACACCGTAAGCATATTTGTCAGTATCGTATTTTGCAACGGCACGATAATGATAAACATTCGTTCCTGATAATCCTGCAGCAACCTTATAACCAAACATACCAATTTCTGCAGTGAAGTCGTCGGAACTGCCACTTGAATCAGCAATCTCGTAGCTGGTCGTCAAGCCCCATTCAAAGTAACAGTTGATAGCTCCACCTTCTCCACCGTAGCTGGTAAGAGTACCAACAAGTTCAGCCTCAGTTGCCACAAGACTATGTGAACCTTCCGTCACAATCTGAACTGATGCTGTGTCACCTACCTGCTTCAACACACCACTCATTAACAACGTGGCAGTGAACGTACCAATACCAGATTTGTCGTCACCAACATTGCGACAATTAGTAACTGTCGCAAAAGATACTGGTGTGGTAGTATCATCTGGTGTTAGATAAATACCGCTTACCTGGTCAGTGTACAATTTCAAATCAGTTATTTGTGCACCAGCAGCAAACCTGGTTGCAATCAACTTCTGGCCAACATCGGTGTCCATCTTATAGTGGCCGGTAATGGTAATAGTACCGCCCCTAATTTGCAAAGGCAAATCTGTAATAATCTCATCACTAAACTCATCAACTGCTTGCATCTGCCTCTCTCCACCAGTAGATGTCCAAGTCGCTGCGGCAATCTTTACAGCACCGATGTAGACATCACCTTTGTAACCCGCTTTGGGAACTGTCATAATATTTCTCCTTTACTATTAATTCTTTTGGATTAACAAATTATATGTCACATTGTACTGCCAAACCTTTTCTATCCTAATCATATTGGCAGATTCTCTCGTTAAACTGATTGGTTCGTAGCCAACAACAGCTAAATCATGTTTATCAAATGCTGCTTTCATCGCTTCAAACACTTGACAAAGTTCTGTTGCAAGCGTCTCCTTAGAAAATAGAACAAACATTATTAAGCAATTCTCACCTTCCTCACCAAACCCAGGGTCGTCTGATGTAATGTTAGTCGTGAAAACACCATAGGGAAATACAGCATCATCATCAACTTCTGTATTATAAAACTGTGTCAGCCCAAGCTTCCCCTCACTCAACCAACGATTATAAATAGCTTCAAATAAAACTTTCATTTTGTACTAAAAAGCCTCTTGATTGGTTTTCTATTAAACATTAACGCTCTACGCAAGGAAGCATGGGCAGGCATGTTCACCGTACCCATCTCATGATAAGGAAAGTATTCAACATTACTGCCAATCTTAACTGACCTTCCATCAGGTGACATTTCATGTGTGATACTACGAGCCGAAGTGCCTGTAGCCCTTGGACAATAACCAGGCTCTTTGGCTGTGCCTTCAACGAGCAAAGCTGCAAGCTCAAGTTTCTTCCTAATCAACCTGTCTACTTCAGCTAAAATTTCATTGGTGTTATCCTGTATTTTAGACATATTCCACTTTCTACAACCTTTTGGACTCTGCCTCTTGCCCTAAATATACCCTAAACTGGGTCATATGCCCTTGCTCTCTGTTCTAACACGATTAGCCTGTAACTTTGTACTAACCTCAAATTTTAACCCATGATAGGTCATTCTACCAATTTCAAATCCAGCACTAAAAGCCTGTTACATTCATCGGGGTTAATATCATCTGCTATTTGATAGACCTTGCCTTTATACTGCACTCGGTCTTTGTTAGTTACATCGACCACCCTACAAAACAATTTTGCATCACTGAAATGACTTTCCTTATTAAAAAATATTTTTTCTCTACCGGGCTTCCAGTTAATTCTACAAGGTAAATTATTATGCAGAACATTGACAACTTCCGCTGACCCCATAGCACTTGGAGTTTTAGCAATCCTAAGTATATTGACTTTTATGTTTAATTGAATCATGCCACTCCAAACATTGGTTTCTTACGAATGTAATTCTGTATCAATCTATCTGCTTCCATTAAGCCTGTAAGAAATTTCTTTTGGCCACGAGCCTGGCTCATATCTCCAAGCTTATCAGAAACAAGGTCATCGTATTTTGTGTACAATGTTCCATCGTTTTCATAACGACAAAGAATTATAGCTACCTGCTTAATCATAACAGGACAAGCTGACCAACCATAGGTACCAGTGATTTTGATATTACCCATTCCTTTTGGAAACAACCTTTCCTTTTGATTCATTCGCAATAGCAGTTCAGCTGATTCTCCGCCTCCAGGTAATGCTTCTGGGTCAAGGTAAACAGAATCTATATCAAAAGTGTACCACGTAGTAGTTAATTCCACCCCTGTAATTAAAATTTCAGTTACTGAAAGAATATGAGGTACCAACCCAAGAAACAATTTATTCTTACCATTACCATTTCGGTAGACAGCAAAAGCTTTAGAATAAAAATAATCACGAGTAATTTTTTCAATAAGCTGCTCAGCCCTGTCAATAACTTCCTGCCTTTCAACTGTACTGCTTCCACTACCAATGTCAAGGGTGTGCGTTCCAGAACCTACATCAGTCAAGTCAATAGCCGTTCCAGCAGCAGCCAACACTGGAGTTGATGCAACCTTAATATGAGTAGCATCAACATTAATAGCATAGTAGATAACTCCAGTCTCAAGTGGAGCAGGTACTTCACCAGTTGAACTGAACTGAATTTCTGTGCAAGTTACTATATTGTTTGTCACAGTAATCCTATCAGTAGAGATAGCCACAGCAGTTGTCACAAAAGTCTCTGTCGCTGCAACCGCTGTTGGCCAGTTATCAACATCGCTTTCGGCTATGTAATTTCCTGAAGCTGTCATTTTTTACTCTTTCTAATCTATGGTATAAACAATATAAAAATACCAGTTAGTAGAATCACTCGGAGTTGCTTTGAAATCTTCACCAGCATTACAAGTGAACACAGGGATTCCATCAGAACTCCTAAGTACTTGATGCATTGTCTTAACTGAACACAC